AATCAGATGGTGTGAGTGTAGGTGCCATGGTACACTCCCGCCCGCGGCGGAGGTGAAGCGGCGGGCGGGAGGGGGGGACCGGAGGGGGGGGGGGGGGGGGGGGGGGGGGGGGGGGGAGAAGTCGTGAGCCACGAAAATAATTCTACGAATTATCTTGACAAGGTAGTGTAAGCAGAGTAAGGTAGCTAACGTGACAAAGGTAGACAAGAACGGACAAGTTAATACACAGACGGTTCACGTAGCCTTCGATAAGGCCACCGTGCGTCAAATCAAGACTATGGCCGAGTTGGCCTGTCGATCACTGAGTGCTCAAGTGGCATGGATGGTAAGGCAACAATTACGTGGTTAGGTGACTGCATCTCTGGTACTTCGGTGGATGCGTGTTTATGGTCGTCTGCCGATGCGAATAGCCCTTCATCACATGTGTGGCAATAACTGGTGTATTAACTTGAATCATCTTACACCTGCTACATACTTAGAGCATTCGTATCTTGATAGACATCTCCACAAGTGGCTGACGTGGAGACAATGGAACGCATACAGAAAGAGAGTTAATCATGGCAACTCACAGAAATCGCTACGTTAAAGTAATCCTATTCGAACCCTCCCCCACCAACCTCCAAGGCGGGGTAGTGGTAGGTCAATATGGCGAGTATCTCTTAGTCGAGCGCCCGCAACCCAAGGAGCGCAAAGCATCCGCGACGACGCCCCGTAAGCGCCGGACGAAGGCGGAACTGGCGGCGGCGGCAGGAGCCACATCCAAGCCGAACGCGAAGCCTCAGCCCGCGACGGCGTTCCCACCGGCGGTGGCGTAATGGCGCGCTCAGGACTCGTGTACGGTGACACTGGAACATTCAAGACGACCGCCATCGCTCACCTCGCGCGCTACATCGCCGAGCGCACCGGCAAGGCCACGCTCCTGTTCAGCGCCGACGGCGGCGGCTGGGGACCGTGCCAGGAGGAGATCGAGGCGGGGATGATCCGCCCCTATCGCTGTGACACGGCGGTGATCCCGCTCCCTATCCTCCGCAAAGTGTCTCAGGGGTATTGGCCGTCGAACCCGGAGCAAACGGACATCTCGCAAGTAGACTTCATCCCCGTGAACTGGAACGAGGTCGGCGGTATCGCGGTCGAAGGCGTCACCTCCATCGGCACCATGCTAATGCGTCACCTCGCGGACAAGAATCTGAAGACCGGCGAGGAAGCCACCTCTCCGTTCCGTATGCCGATTCGCGTGGACGGTCAAGTCCGGGAGGAGACTTTCGCGGGGAACTCACGCGGGCACTACGCCTTCTGCCAAAACCAGCTCTACGGCCTTATCATGAACTTCGGCTCGCTCCCTGTGGAATACTTCCTTCTCACAGGCCACGACAAAAAGACGGAGGACGGCGACCGGCAGACGGTCGGCGGCGTCTCAGCTCCAGGGAAGGCCATCTCGGCCCTCATCCCGACATGGATCGGCGATTGCATCCACGCGCAGGACTACCAGGTGGAGCGCACGACGCAGATGCAGAAGATGGGTGGTAAGCCGGGAGAGATGGAAGTCGTATCGACCATCGACACGGTATGCCGCTACTACTTCAAGAAGCACCGCGATCCGGTCACCGGGATCGTCTACCCCGCGAAGCCGCGCGTGACGCATGGCGCGGTCGCCAAGCTCGACAAGATCTACCCGGACGGATTCTTCGTGCCGACGCCGGACCACGGATTCGACGACTACCTGCGGAATCTGGATAAGCTGGCAGTGGAGTCGGGGAGCAACGAGAGCCTTAAAGGATGGCGTGAACGTGCCGACTCCAAACTTGGACGCGGCAGGGTGACAGCGCCCACACCCACAGAGTTAACCGCAACAAAATAAAAAGGAGAATATCATGGCTGGAGAATTCGGAGTAGTCACGTATGAGCACGACGCTGCTGCACCTGTTGACGCTCAGCCCTCACCCGGCGAGCCGCAACAGCTAATCGACCCCAACGACCCTCGACTCACCTCGGAAGTCATCACCGTGAATCCCGACGCGGATGCGTATGCGGTCCTGCCGCCGCTCCCCGACGGCAAATGGCGCGCCAAGGCCAAGCAGGTGGATATCAAGGACGACAAGGGCCAGCCCCAACGCTACGCCGTCTTCTCGCGCGCCAAGATGGCCAACGGAGCGCCCTTCTTCGCCACCAATATCGAATACTCGATCATCGACCATTCGGGCGAGTTCGATGGCGTCCGGCTGACCGACTACTGGGTTAAGACTCTGGTGGACGCTCGCAAGGGCACGTCGCAGGCGGCTACGATCACCGGCAAGCTGGGCGGCAAGGTTCCGGCTAGCGGCAACCAGAAGACCTACATGGACGCCCTGCTGGCTACGTTGGCCTCGGAGCCGGAACTCATATGGGAGACGGCTTGGTCGGCGGAGTGCCAGCACTGCCAGGAGGTAGCGAAGAAGAAGGGCGACCGCGCTCCGCGACCGTTCCTGCAAGGTATGCACCGCTTTCCTACGACCAAGGTTCCGGGGGTACACGACCCGATGGTCAAGTGTACGGGATGCGGGCAGATGGTGCGGGCGCAGGCTCGGCTGGTGGCTCCGTTCTCGCTGAAGGAAGCGCAGCCGACGCGTGGGACGGGAACGACGCAGAAGAAGCCTGCTTAGAGTGTGGTACCACAGGGGCGGGATGAACCGACGCCCGCCCACATCTACTGAAGGAGTGTAACGTCGATGTCTACATCTACTGCAGTAGCTACACTAGCCAAGTACCGCAAGCTCCCAGCGCTGACGTGGACGACTCAGCGTAACCTGTCGCAGGCAAGCAAGGAGGGCCGCTGCGCCCGCCTCACCGGCCATACGCTGATCGTCAAGGGTGACCGTATAGAGTGTCAGGCGTGTGGCGCGGCGTGGAAAAATGAGGGATTTTGAATAATGACCTACCATCCCCTAACTCGCGAGTCTGGTGGTGATGAGAACTCACGCTGCATGGAAGCACGCGACATTTGTCGCATGTTGGAAGAGTTCAGCGATGAGATGTCGCCACGTGAGAAAGACTTTATTGAGTCGATGACCGACTGTGACTACTGTACGACGAAGCAACTATTCTACCTACGAGATATTAAGGACAGGTACGTATGATATGGGCCGCCGTGCTCCCATCGTCGTCCCTACGCGATGCTTCCACGGACATAAACTAACCGAGTTCACCACCGTGTGGGACTCCAGGAGAGCATGGCGATGTCGGATATGCAAGAACAGAGCGAACCGGAAGTGGAGGCAACGGAGGAAGTCGAAGCAGGTGCTGGCACATCAGTGGATGCACTGGGCGACGAAACGCAAAGCGCAGCGGCAGCCGAACCTACTATCCCTTGTGAGTTTACCTGCGGGGTTGCAGGTTCGGGGAAGACATGGTACTGGCGCGAGCGTATCGCCGCGGACCCCTCCGACGGAATCCTAGCCGCCACAACCGGGATCGCTGCGGTCAACCTCGGTACGACTACTCTTAACTCCCTGCTCAAGTTTTTCGACACGGATTCCCTCCGCGACGCCTATCTCAACGGCTCCCTCGTCCGTCGGCTGAAAGAGATCCGCGAGGACTACCGCCGCATCGTGATCGACGAAGTGTCGATGATGGACGGCGACCAACTCGGGATACTGGTCCGCGCGGCGCTGGAATGTAACTCCTGGCTGTCGCCGAAGCACGCCCCGCCTCTGGGACTCACACTTGTCGGAGACTTCGCGCAACTCCCTCCCGTTCGCGCCAAGTGGGCCTTCGAGTCGGACGAGTGGTGGCGCTTCGAGGCCGCGACGACGCGCCTGACGAAGGTGTGGAGACAAGGCGCGGGATCGTTCTTGGATGCGTTGAACATGACGCGATCTGGAGACGGCAGTGGTGCCGCCGAGTTATTGTCACAGCAGGGCCTTGAATGGCATTCCTACTTGGATACTAATTTCGATGGTACCACTATCGTAAGTAAAAATGACCAAGTGGATCGGTATAACGGGATGGCCCTAGACCGTCTCCCTGGCGCGACCTTTACTCTCTTGAATCGCCGATGGGGCAAGCAGCGCGGCGAGTGGAAGCAGGTGCCGGATCGAGTGACGCTAAAGGTCGGTGCGTATGTGATGCTGCTCGCGAACGCATACGACGACGAAGGCGACATGCTTTACGCCAACGGAGATTGCGGTCATATTGTATCGTGGCTCGGCGGTACGTTGGGCGTTGAGTTAGTGCGTAACGGTGTGACGGTAGACGTATATAAGATACGTAGAGACGTTGGACCTAAGGACAAGCCTGCCTCGTGGGACAAGACGATGGGGCACGGCGAGTGGCTCCCGCGACCGCACTGGATGCCGGACAAGAAGCGGTTCGTAGAGGGACAGGTGGAGATGTGGCCTATACGGCTGGCGTATGCGTCTACCGTGCATCGCAGCCAAGGACTAAGTTTGGATCGTGTGCAATTTGATTGTCGTGATCATTTCGCAGGCCAGCCGGCGATGTGCTACGTCGCAATGTCTAGGGCTAGAACCCTACAAGGCTTACGCATGGTGGGGCAACGAGAACGGTTCATTCGTCAATGCAACATAGATCCTCGTGTCAGGCCGTGGCTATGAGGGCCAAACCCTCATCCTGTGATGGCTGTTACTCTCACGGGACCGTGGACAGGCGGGCAGTATGTTGGGTATAATACAGCCATGACCAAGAAGGAATATCAAGACGGGCTGTTCGCAACCAGAACTAGCGCAGGCATTCGCGCTAAACAAGATTTAGATGCATACTTGGCGGGCTTCTTTGACGGCGAGGGACACATATCTATGCGTCGCGATCCGCGTCGACCTTGGGCGGTGTATGTAGAAGTAGGTGCTACTCAAGTGTGTCGAGGGCCGCTAGAGTTACTAGTCAAGGCATACGGCGGAAACATCATCAAGAAGGCTGTGGGTAAGAACAACGTTCAAGTCTGTTACGCGTGGAAGTGTGGAGAAAGCAAGAATGCTTTTTGGGCGCTATGGCGTATGCTTCCGTGGTTGATCGTCAAGCGAGCTAAGGCACGAGCTGCAGTTATAGTTCTACAAAACCGTCCACTTAATTGTGTGGGCGGCCAGATATCCTCCCACCAGAAGATGGCAATCACGAAAGCATTAAAGGGGTTTCACGTCATAAAGGCAGAGGAGAAGCGGTGGCAAGGTCGAAACCAAAATCGTGTGAAGGCTGCGCTTGCTACAACCATGGATCAGATTTCTCAGCCGTAACTGGAACTGGTTCGTTGGGTGTAATGATAGTCGCAGAGGCTTCAGGAGAACAGGAAGCAAGAGAACAGCGTCCGCTTGTTGAGTACGCGCCCGCTGGTTCCCTCCTCGAACGCACGTTCAAACGGATGGGCTACTCCCGCGCCCAGTTCTCCCTCACCAATACCCTCCGTTGTCGTCCCGCCCGCAACTGGCTGTCCGGCGCGCCGTGGGAGTTCTCTGCGCTCAATCATTGCCGCCCGAACCTCGATGCCGCGATCCGCGACCGGCGACCGCGAGCGATCCTGGCGCTAGGAGATACGGCGACACGGGAGCTGACCGGCGAGGCAGGGGAGGCTAGAGGCGTATCTCACCTTTGCGGCTATGTCCTTCCGACCTATCAGCAAGTACCGGAGCCATGTACCGAGTCTGACTGTGTGATGACGGGCGCGGCGCGGCCCGATTGCTTCATGTGCGGTGGTAGTGGGATCAGCGGGACCCAGAATGCACCAGCACAGAACGCAATCCCTGTGATACCAGCGTTCCACCCAAGTTTTATCAGGCGTGGCGCGGCTCACCTACAAGGGATATTCGCTCGCCATCTACAACGCGCCGTCAACGTCGCTGCGGGCAAGGACCACGAATGGATATGGGGCATCGACCCTGAAAGGAGTGAGACGTATGGATCCCTCAGATACTCGCTACATCCTAGCCTTGACGAGGCTGAACAATACACACAACGAATTGAGGCGGGATCAGGATACGTTGTCAGCTACGATATTGAGACTTTCGAGAGCGCAAGCCTCGATGAAGATGCTAGAGATGGATTTACCGACACTCGAATACGCCTCGTTCAATTCTCAACTGGCGCAGGTGGTGGTATTGCTTTCCCATGGGAGGGCAGGTATCGAGAACTTGCTGGACGAATTCTGCGTACCCCCAACGTCAAGTGCGGCCACAACCTCTGGCTCTTCGACAACAAAGTCCTCGAAGCCTGCGGCCTCCGCGAGGGACTGGACCTCACGCCGCGAGGAGTGATCCACGACACCCTCCAGATGTTCCACCACTGGCAGCCGGACCTCCCCGCCCATCTCCAGTTCGCAGCGCAGTTCGTGCAGTTCCCGTTCCCATGGAAGCATCTCGCCGCGACGAACCTGGAGTTCTATGGTTGCGTAGACGTGGACGCTACGCTACGCCTCTATGAGTTCCTGCTCGGAGCGCTCAAGAAGGACGGAATCTACGACTCTCCGTATGACGCGCAGGGGGATTGCGTCGGTGGGTATGTCGGCCAGGTGCAACAGGTGAGGCCGATCCTGGCCGCGATGGAGCGCCGTGGACTCCCCGTGGACGACGCTGAGCGGCTGAAGCTGGACGGCGAGTTCGACCTGGCGCAACAGGAGCTGGGCAACAATCTCGACAGGAGGTTCCCCGATGAAGCACGTTCAATACATCCTAAACTTGGTTACAAGCGCGATCCAGTGGATACTGGTGGTCTCGTGCGCCACGATTTTGTGGTTGCTGGCATTGGTGGTGATGGTAATCCTTGTGATACCAGCGTATCTCGATGGTGTCGGCTGGAACCCTTCCTCCCGAACTCCGGGAAGCAACTCATCCGGTACATGAAGGTCAAGGGACACAAAGTCCCTAAGTCCCGTGAGCAGAACGCTGATGGCAACGACAAAGACACGACGGGGAAGAAAGAGTTAGTCCGCCTCGCGCATCGCACCGGCGACGACTTCTACCTCAAGGTGATCGAGTATCGGGAGTTGGGTAAGGCGCGCGGGACATACATTGAGGGATTTAAGCCCCACGATGATGGATTCGTGCACACGACGTTCACCTTTGATACAGGCATAGGCCAGCTATCGTCCCGAAATCCAAACATTCAGAATTTTTTGAAGCATGGCCGTCTAGCCAAGGCCGTCCGGCGTATGATCGCCGCTAAGGAGGGATATGTCCTCACCGAATGGGACTACAAGTCGTGCCACGTTCTCACGCTGGGATTTCTGGCTGAGGATGCTAATTATATCCGTTGCGCCCGCATTGACATGCATTCCATTGTTACCGGACACAAGCTCGGACTGTGGCACGCTCTTGAACTCCTCCGAGACCACGACGACGCCTACATCCGCACCAAGTGTCAATGGCTGAAGTCCAATCCCGAGTGGAAGCACATCCGCGACGCTCGTATGAAGCACGCTATCCTCGGCATCGGCAACGGGCTGAAGGCGCGCGGCCTCTACGAGAAGCACATGGAGGATTTCAGCGGAGTCAAGGAGGCACAGTCGTTCCTCGATGTCGTCGAAGCGTTGTTCCCACGCGTCTTCGAGTGGCACAAGACGGTGCAGCAGCGCGCACACGACCAACAATTCCAGCGTACTGAATACGGCCACATGCGGAGGTTCTATGAGGTATTCCGGTGGGATTATAAAAAGGCTGCTTACTCGCATGGGGATCAGGCGGAAGAAGCCATCTCCTATCACCTTTCTAATATTGCGTTTGGTTACATCCGAGAGCATATTAAGCTACTGGAGAGAGCTGGTCTCAACAAGCGCTATGGGCTGTGCAACAACGTACACGATTCTCTCGTCTTCCACTTCCCAGCAACCTTACTTGACGAGCACGTGCGTGAGGTATATCCACTCCTCGTCCGACCATCGGCGGTGCTGCGACATCCCACGATAGCGCCGGACGGGCTGTGGCTCGACGCGGAATGCAACGCTGGGCGTGACTGGAGTTCGATGGATGAGGTTCCGATTGCTAAGACTATGGCACAGGTGGCGGATACGCCACTCGTTGCGGGGGCGTAACGCTCGCGTGCGTCAACTCCTGGAGTGGCACGACGCCGACGCTACTTCCACGGCCCTCCCGAATGCACGATCTTTAGGTCCGTCTGTGGATCGTCGAGCACTGACTGCGCCATCCACACATACCCCCCAAGTCCCCAATCCTCGCCCCAGGAATTTTGAACAAGGAACGACGGCACGCTCCCCTGTGGGCGGATCGTAGGCGTCGTAGCCAAATCGCATCCTACGATCAATACTTCGTGCCCTCCCACCGGCTGCTCGCTGCTCGGGTTAGGATTATATACGCCACTCGACGCTACGGCATCGCTCTCGAAGGAATCGAAGACCGTGAACCCAATCGCCACCGGCCATGGCACGGGATCAGCGATTACGGAATGCGCCACGTCGGAACTCGTCAATCCGTGATACGCGCCTAGCCGATACTGAGCCGCGTTCGTATCCATCGCTGGTGTGGGCTTCTGGATGATCTGACTGGAATCGGGGTAGAGTGAGTCCTCGCAACATCCGTTGGCGATAGTAACGTTCGACCCGGTGACTCCGGTAGACCCTACGTCGCTGGGGAAGTTGCCATCCGCTTGCAACTCCTTGGCGTAGAGGTAGAGAGGGCTAAGCGTGGGCTGCTTGCCGAGATACTTACGGTAGATCCACTCCATCGCGGATGCGAAGGCGTGTCCGGTGCAGGATCCGAGTTGGCCTTGGTTCTTGATAGTCCCACAGAAGGCGCGTAGATCGACTACGGGAGGTAGATTAGGGGAGACTCGGCTCAGCATCCGGTGAGGAGGGAGCGGGGCTGGGATTTTGCGACCGTAGCTGCGAAGGATTGGCATGGTTGAATCTCCTAATCGAGGGTAATACCCCTCCCAATGAATATAGGACTCAGGTGCAGCGTCTCTGGCGTGACAAGATAGGCCCAGTCGGGCAGCACGTTCAACGGCTCCAGCCCGCCCGCCCGCAACCACAGCAGCATGAACGCCGAGCAGATGATCTCGTGATCCGAGACACCGATCCGGCTGTGCAGGGCTAGCCCTACGATATCCTCGTAGTCGTAGGGGCAGCCGATCTTTGAGTCCATGAAGCGCATTGCGGCCTCATATTGCTCGTTGGTTACTGGGATGGAGTACCGGCGCTCGAACGTCGGCTTGCACCAATCATGTGGTCGAGACTGGACTCCCGTGCCTGCGTGAGCGCCGACCCACGACTGTCCGTCCCTGCCGAGTCCCTCGGTGTGACAGAACAGCGAGTCCGTGGTCCACGTAATCAGCCGCGAGATAATCCCCGGCTCATTGATGAATCGGATGGTCAGCCACGCCATAACGCCTCGGCTTCTGTAGGCGTCTCGTGTACGCCGTAGGTAGTCATGCCAGCCGTAACCGCAGATCCCGACCCGAACGGGGCGATCCCGGTGATGCTATCCGCGTCCACCGGGACCACCTGCGTCGGATTCATATGATCGTGGAACTCTACGATCCGCATTACACTACCTTCACCTGCGCCAGCTTGACCGTGGGATTCTTCTTCTGAGCCGCGCTCACCTTCTTATTGAAATCCCGTTGCCACGCGCTCAGGTTGAAGAACACGACTCCACTCGGCGGTAGGCTGGCCCGGAACTTGGTATGCGCCGTCCTAGCCTCAGACATCGCCGCGGGACTCTGTGCGATAGCCGCAGCGGGAGCGGCTGGGAACAGCGCCTCGATGACGCTCAACAGAGTCTCAGCGGACAGCGCCACCGCGTTCGCCTCAGCCTGCGCTGCCGCGCCGCTGATCCTGAACAGGTCGAAGATCGCCGCCGTCTGACTCTCGAACACCTTGAACGCGGCGTCTAACAGGTTCCACGCGGAGACCGTTGCTCCACCAGCGGATACCTGCGCCTGATACGTGGCCAGGGTGGAGTTGAGGTCCGCGAGTGCGGTAGCCAGCGCCGGTCCTGCGGTAGCACACAGCGCTGCCGATGGCGTGAACGCACAGGCCAGTTGGAGCACATTCAGGATCACAGGATCGAACTTCGTGATGTCGCTGATGACCGTGATAACCTGCGCCTTGGTGCAGGACGTGGTGACGGCAATCGGCGTGATTGCCGCAGCCGCGCACAGGATAGCGACCAGACCGGACTGCCACAAACGTGTTGCGATATTCTTCATGATGGTTCCTCCTCTAGTGTAGCGATTGTATCCAAGTAGTGATCCCCCGAGTCCCATATCTTCTTACGAATCTCGTGCGGAAGCACCACACACCCATCCGACGCGTACCCTGGCGGCGGCGTCTCCCTCTCTCCGTGTATGCGTAATGTGTTAGGATCGCGGCCCAGCGCTAGCACGCTCAGCATAGTAGCCGCGTCCGGCGTCAGGATGATCGTGAACGGCCCAGTCCGAGGGCTATCCTCGACTCCGGTGAGTTGCCACGATCCGGGCGGGATCGGGCCTATCCCACGCTCACCAACCGCCGCGAGATCGTTGACGTGTGGTGGCTGACCGCTATAGCCTGTAGCCAATAGCGATCCGTCGTCGTAGTACATACGTCCGGTCGATATCTCATAGGCCCAACTCACGACGCATCCACCTTCGCCTGCTTCAACTCGTGCTTTGTGTACTCGTCTATGGCTGACTCCACACGCTTGTCGATGGCGTCGGCGGCAGCCTTGGCGGCATCGTTTCCAGGCGTAGTTGCTGCATGTGCCAGCACCGACATCGCCTTTAGCAGGTCAACCTTGTCGAGTAGTTGCTTGCCCATCGCGCTGTTGGTCAGGGTGTGTACCTTATCCACTGTCTTGTTCATCCTCGACTGCTTCCAGGTGTTCCACGCGACTAGCGCGGCGGTAGTCAGTGCGATCACCTCCGGCGTCGTGGTGCTGGTGAGTCCCCAGCCAGCGGCGATCAGTACGCCGGTAGCCAGCGCGATATTAAGCGCGGCTACCAGTTTGCATGCGAAAATGGGAGCGATGGTCATCTCAGGGCCTCAGTTGCGAATCCGTGGTACCGGCGTATTGACCAGCGCCAACACGCCGAACATCTGCAATAACCATAATACTAGGCAGATGATGACCACGGCGACGAGTATCCGCTTGATGGTCGCATCCATCGGAATGTAGGTCGTAGCTAACCAGAGCACGACTCCTACGACGATAATCACGAACATGATTTGTAGCATGTTATTTAGCCTCCTGTGCGGCTGTAGATGGCGGGTTGGGGGGCACAGTAGTCTTCGACACCTGCCCGGTGAGTGAGGTCAGCATGCTAGGCCAGAATATAGCCAGCAGCCGAGGGAGTCCAGCGCCGATGGGTTGGGTGAACTGAAAGAACCACGTATATAGTGCGCTACTGCCGTCACGGGGAGTCGGAAGCGCGCCGATAGCGTTCGATAGCAGCCACATGGCTCCCACGCCCCACCACATCGGATGATGCGACTGGATGTATTGCCACATTAGCTACCCCCTCTCAGTTTACCGAATCCACTGTCAGCATTCTCTCCGTCATCGAGTTCGAGGCGCTAGCGGAAGAGAATGCCCCGGTGATTTGCAGGAATAATTGCACTGTCGAATCAATCGCGCTGGATACCGCCGTATTGGTGTCGGCGTATACGGAGTCGGCGGCAGTCGTAGCCGCGCCCAGATCAATCAACAGAGAGCCGTGGGCCTCGTACTTGGAACTCGCGCCTGCGGTTTGTGTGCCGGAATTGAGTGACAACTGGATCGCATTGTTGGTAACAGCTAGGCTACCGAGCGCTCCTGACTGAATAGCCGCTAGTGTGATGACAGTCCCGCTTCCACATCCCGATACCGTGCAGAGTTTTGCGCTCATCGTCATCTGGGAAGTAGAGAGCGCGGGCGTGGAGTAAATCCCATCCGCTTTGATTCGCAGTACGCGATTGAGACTGTTCAGTGCCCCGCCTGGAATGGTGCAGGCCATCAATAATTGATCCGTGGCAACGTTCGCTGAGACCGTGACTGGGGTGACGTTGACGCAACTATATTGTCCTGAATATATCCCATTGGGGCCTGTTAGTGTTCCAGTCAGGATTATATTTGCTGTCTTAATAGTTCCGGCTTTACTGCCAAGAGCGCCTGTGCCCACGTCCAGCACGCCCGCCGCATCTCTAGTCAGCGATAAGTCGCGCGCCGCTGCTGCACCATTCGAGAAACCAATGCCGCTTCCGTCCACTGAGGTTGTTCCGAACGCTAAATCGCTGGTGAGTACATCAACACCGCTGACTGTGGTAATAACGTTTGTGCCGCCCGAGTAAAATCCGTTGGTGCCTCCACCGATTCTTATTGGTAAGGCCCCGGTCGATCCAGAAGGGGTACGGATAGCTCCTGTTGAAGTAAGATTGGTTACGGTGACCGTACCCGTACCCAAATTACTGTTGCCGTCGGTGACAGAAATCGCCAGTGGGTTAGGGTTGTGGGTTACGTCGAGTCCCACGCTGTCGATTTGTAAGGCGGCATAAGTGCTAAAAACACCAATGTTTCCACTCGGAGACCCGATGTGTATGGCATAGGCGTTACTGACCGTACCCCCTCCCTTGTTGTATAGAATTGGCCAATAGCCATTCAGGGTAGTGATAGCACCAGTGTTTCCAGGGTTGAGCGTTCCAGTGTCGGAGGTCGAACCGCTCATAATGCTTACGGTGCCGTTTCCTAAGTTGTAAGCCTCACTAGCCGCTCCTATGCAATCAGCAACAGTTCCCGATCCATTGTGATCGCATTCCGCGTGTAGTCCGGCTAATTCGCTCGTATAGTTATGAGTCGAGGCAGGAAGAATTGCGATGTTCGCGTTAACGTTGAAATCCTCTACCGCAGAATCTACAGACGGTTGGCCTAAGTAAGTGGAAAAGTTATAAGGCAGTGTGAACGGGCCGCTCGAACCTCCTACTGTGTCGGTGTTGGTGTTCTCGGAATAAATCAAGGCAGGGGATTGAATCGTGCCATAATAATTAACGTTAGTCGTCGGCCCTATAGTCAAGCTACGTGCGGGTAGTTGTACGGTCGAGCCGGTAGCTTTGTTCCAGACATGAAATGCGTCACCCGCAAATGATCCCCCATCGTTGTATTGTATCTGGGTAGTAGAACCTCCAGGGGTGCCGCCGCTCGGTGTGCCGAATCCTGTGCCGTCGGCCTTGACATAGCTCCCTGCTGACGCACCAGGAATGATGAGACAGCCGCTAGTATTGGTCACAGGGGCCGTGTTTCCGTCTCCCGCAAGGCCAGTGTCGTCGAAGGTCAAGAACGATGTACCCCCGCCGCCTTGATCAGTTGCTAGAGCTGTTCCGATCTTCCCCTGCGTCGCTCCGCCAACTGTGCGATACACGTCAATCCCCCAAGCGCCACCAGTTGGATCAATGTGGACTTGGGGGTGATTCGTTCCATTTGGACTGGCATTGCCTAGATTCGTTGTGCCTGTGGTTGAAGCCGCCGAATGTCCGCATCCGCCTTCAGCAACCAGAACGTAAGTGTAGGTAGTTGACCCAGCCGTGCCGACATTGGTTACCGATGAACCCACTCCAGAAAAGGCGGGGGCGGTGACCTGCGAAAACGTCAGGCCGGAAACGGAGGGTTGAATTCCCAGCGTGGGGGTAATCGTAAATCCATTGGGAGTTTTATAGGTCAAGGCAAGCGTACTGCTTGAGTCCGTGACTTTGCCAACGCTCTTAAATGCGAATTGATCGAAAGCGGGAGTTGCATTTGACAACGACCTGACAAAGATGAGTCGAGATGATGGATAGGATACAGATCCCCCACTTGCGCCTCCGTTGGGTAGTAGCGCCCAATCGCTGCTGGTACCTGCCGCTGGGGCACTATTAGCGACTGGACCTGTCGGACCCAGAAAGGTCATATTCCGCGCAAATGCCTGATAGGTGAGCAGGAAACTTCCGACATTCCCGCTGTCACTGAGTTGATTGCCGCCGAGATCATAAACGGACGCAGCAGGGCCGTTTGTCCCGTTCGTGTCGTCTCCTAAGAGAGTGTTGTTGTGGATTGCTACTGCAATCCCGCCATTGCCGAAGTCGTTGCCCCACATAAGATATGCCCCGCCCATTGCATTGATGGGGTAGACGGCAGAGTCAATCTGAGGGAATCCTATTTGGTTATTATGAATGCTGCGCCAACACGCTTGAGCGCCGGAGGTTGCGCTATCTCCTAGGAACGCCCCCGACGTTTCTGCCGCGATGACATAAGAAATCTCAGCAAAGCAACCGTTTCCGGTTGAACCCTCGAAGAAGTTTGCCCCCCCGGATCCGAATTGAGAGAAACTACCGTTTCCTCCAATATGAGAGTGTGAAACCCTAACCGTTCCTTGATCAACCTCGATTCCACGGTAGCAAGTGGTAATGTGACTTTCCTCGTCTATGTCAGTGGAGTCGGCAGTCAGATCGTTGACCCAAATTCCAATGCTGCCTGTGGCTTGCTGGCAATAGACCTGAACGTGATGGATGGCATAGCCTTCTTGATTAGGTCCACCATCGATCTTAAGTCCGTAGAAATTCGCTGGAGGGGAGACCGCGTTATAGGCACTGTACATATCCATTGACGAAAATGTATTCCTAGATGGAGTGTACCCACCACTTGCGCTATTAGTAACACGGATGTCGCCGATAAAACTGGAGGCACAACCATCACCCTTGGCGGCAAACGTTCCTCCATGAAAGTAAGAGAATCCGGTATCGTCGATACGAATTAAACCGTCCGCTGTTCCGCCACATCCGAATACCCTAGTTCCGCCTTGAATAGGACTGCCGGATTGTCCACCTTGTCCAAACGTTCCACCGAAATCAACCTCGGTAAATTGCTGCCCCTTGATTAGCCACTGGGAGGTGAGGCGAATGCTCGGGCAATTCTTAAAGCTAAGCGTTTTCCCGGTTATCCCGTCAATTACCGTCAAGGTGTTTAGCGCCGTAGAAGAGTCGGTAGCTCCTGTGCAATCCACTCCCGAAATGTCTCTTGCCTCAATCACTGGCTTGAGTTGATATACACAAGGAACTCCGATACCGTTAGAAGCGCAGACTGATCCTGCGGCTACTCCGGTAGGTAAGCTAGAGGATGTGTGACACGCTCCATCAGCGCCTAGATACTGTGTCCCGGAGCATGAGCCAAATAGCCCAACCACGTCCGACGCAATCGTAGGCACAGTCACATTGAGCGTTGTTCGCTTTACGATCCCACTAGAGCCTGGATCATGTAGCCCACTGACACCACCAACGATGGGTAATAGCGGCATCAAGGGATCGACGATGGATGATATATCCTGCGTCACTCCGGTGATCGTGATCAGGATATTGTTCTTGCAGTACGGCCCCGCGAGGTATCCTACCGCCGAGCAGATCGAGAATGCCCACTTCGATGGCCCTGGCGACACTGTGTTGATGTTATCCGCGAGGTTAACCGTGAACTTGCCGAAGGCGTCACAGGTGCCTTGCTGGCCTTGGAGCAGCGCGTCTGGGGAGTAGGGGCCAGCGCCAGGAGGGCCTTGCGGCACGAATATTACCGACCACTGGCAGTTGGCGTAGGTCGTGGGAGTCGAGTCTTGGATGGTAGCGGTCACGACGGTCGTGGGGGGAGGTTGCTGTGCGGCGATGGAAGTTATAGCCAGCAACACGAAGATGGAGGCAATGCGGTATAGTTTCATGGCTAATCCACGATCCAGTATTCCCAACACGTCTGCCCGGAAGTGGATGGCAGAGAAAAAGTAAAACTGACTCCGGTGGAAATCGCCGAAATCGTGACCGCCGAAGTCACCGCTGGAGCTACGCAGGTCGGAGCACTCGGCAAATTGCTCGCAAAACTTATCGGCTGTAAGAAGATTCGACTGCCCGTCACTGCCGCCGAAGTGTTGACCGTGTAAGTAGTAGTTGTGGTAGGAACAACTACTGCTCCGGATGCGGCTGCACTACAGGCCGCCGGGGATACAGAGTTAACCGCGCAATTGGTGTTGGTGATTTCTTTCCCTAGCGTAACCGTGCCTGCCCCTAGGTTGGAGTTTCCAGCCGCCACGCTGATCGCCAAAGGAGCTGGATTCGCCGCGCCGCCTGGAGTTGGATCGTCAATCTGCAATCCGGCGTAGTGAGAGACTGTGCCCGCAAGTTGCGGACTGTAGACATGCAATCCGTAGCCGTTCGTGGCTGTGTTGCTCCCGAATGTCGTAATGACGAACAGGCCGCCGTTGATCGTACCTACTGCTCCAGTCCCGGCGTTAAGTGTTCCAGCCTCGCCTGTGATCCCAGCCAACACGGTCGCAGGACTAACCGAGCCGAGTGCATAAGCCTCCCCAGAGCTTCCAATGCAGAGCGCTACCAATCCAGATCCATTGTGATCGCATTCTCCGTGTATGCCGGATAGTTCACTCGTATAGGCAGCTATCGAGGCTGGTTGAACTACGACCTGACCCGCTATGTCGAAAAGCTCAATCGCGGACGTAGAACTAGCTGTAAGGTAAGTCGAGAAATAATAGGGCCATGTAAACGGCCCTCGCGTCCCACCCGCTATGCCTGCGTTGGTGTTTTCGGCGTAGAATTGTGGAGTCGATTGTAAAGTGTTATAACCTATATTCGTATTTCCACCAAACGTAAGAGGGGGATTGAGGCCAGTGTTCCCTAGCACACCGTTCTGCGTCCCAAACGGTACAGCCGCCTTAGCGTGTAAGGCGTACTGCATGGGAGTAACTCCAGAACTAGCATAGTTAGTGGTAGAAATTGTGATAGTGGTGCCTGCTGCTGCTTGCACGATCTGGGTTCCGAGCCAACCGCTTTTCGTGCCGGTCAGACCTATCGTGTTTCCGGTTAAGCCGCTGGGCGTAAGCGGAACTGCAGTTTGTGCTATTCCGGTGTCTGCGTCGGTCCAATTTACGTTACACACAGGTAAGGTAGAAGTAGAGGTGGCGGCCTGAGTCAGTACGACGTAGCAGGTAACTAGATATGATCCAGCTCCACCCGTAGGTACAGCATAGAGATTGGCGCTGGATATAGCTGCTGCCTGCGCCGATAAATCCACTGTGCCTACGATAACGCTATTAATCGGCCCCCCGCCAGATACACTGATCTGACAACTGACAGTAGGCGACGTACCACCACTTAGCGTAGCTGGAACACAACCAATGAAACGATAGGCTGTTAAGTTAACACTTCTACCACCAACGATGCTAGTAGTGTCTATTTGTGTCCACGTCACATTGTCTAGCGATCCCATGAGGTTGATGGCAAGGCCAGTGGGAGAGCCAGTGGTTGAGACCTGCCACGTGAATACGGTAGGAAGTTGTCCACCACTAGTCAGTAGGTTGAAGGAGACGCAGCCACCAGCAAGGCCGGGGTTGACGCTAGTCGCGGTCGTGGTCGCGTTGCAGGATACGCCGACGCCGCCGGACGCTAGAGTTTGTGTGATCTGCGCGGCGCAAGGGATGGCCAACGACAGCAGTAGGAGTGTCAGTAGCCATAGTCTTTTATTCATCATCGTAATCGTCATTGTCCTGTCTCCTGCGCTCGCTTGGCGGCTTCCATGAGTTGCTTCGAGAGAGACCAGTCGGGATGCTGGGCGCGGACGCGATCAAGGATGCCAGTGTCGCGGGCGGGATTAGCGGTATCGCGAAGGCGCTGGGCCTCGGGATCTCCCTTCCCAGTTGCTGCCTTCTGGACTCCACGTTGTGTAATCCTGTCGCCTATCTTGCGCCTCTCTTCGGCTACCATCTGCGTACTGGCGCGGCGCTCCACAGGGACCATATTCTGTCCTGGCTTTTGCGATTCCTTGGTCTTGCGTAGCCACTCTATGGGATCGACGGCGGTGGGAGTAGAGGATCGCACTGGCGCTACCTCTCGATTCTTCCCCGCTGACGCTAGTGCCTTCGACAGCGCTCCGCCCGCGGCTTCACCCGCATGCCCACCCGCCGACCCTAAGATGAGAGGATGCCCGACCTCCGTCCCCGCACCGTAGCCGAGCAGCCGTCCGCCAGCCTTCCCGACCGCGCGCATCGTCTTCCCGGACTGATACGTCTTCGCCATCTCCGCCTTGCCGCGGAGGTAGGTGGCGTCGAGGCCGTGTGGCTTTAACGCCTTCGCGGTGTCGTCGCCTATCGCCGAGCGCATCTTCTTCATCAGGCCGCCCATCTTGCCACCAGGATCGAGATCCCACGGAATCTTCGCACCGAGGGATTGCTCGAAGTTGCGGGCGGATTGATACGTCAGCGGATTCAGCTCCGCGCCACGGTCGATGGACGCTCCCGGCTGACCCTCGACAGGCTCTACTCCCGGCTTCATCTTCGACTCGATCATGGCGATAAAGTCGGTCACCGGCTTCGGCACCGTGAATCCGTGCTTGCCGAGTTCCTCCGCCTTCTTGGCCCACTTATACGCAGCGGTATGATCGACTGGGATGTCCTGCGCGGCGGCGTCCACGCGATCCAGCAGCGTCTTCCCACGCGTCTCTGCGCCCATGATCGACCCTGGCTTGGTCGGGTTGGCCTCGATTTCGCGTGGCGTCCCTTGTGCCGCACGACCGCCTATCATCTTCCCTAGCTTGCCAAATGTGAGCAGGTTGCTCATTGTGCGCGGCACCTGCATCGCTATGGCCTCCTTACCATACCCACTATGGTAGAGATCGCTGATCGCGCTGGGTACCTTCCCGATATCCTTCAATGACTCTAGCGTCCCCTGCACCATGCGCTTGATGGGGACTGTGCCGGGGCCGAGGGCGTTCAGGACTTCCTCGCCCATACCCTCTGGTGGCTTGCCCATCTGATACACGGACTTTAGCGCGTCGCCCGCGCCGCCCGCGAGTTCCCCTCCCATCCACTTGGCTACGCCCATCTTCGAGGGGTCGATGCCGGTAGATAGAGCTAAGGTAGACTTACCGGCTTGGTCGGAGTGGGAAGTGTCTGCCGCGCCTGCTACGTCGTAATCAGGATGGGTCCGCAGGAACGCGCCGGACTGGTGCGACGGGATGGTATAGAACTTCCCATCCGGTCCCTTGAGTCGGACGCGATCATCGACGGCTTGTGTCTGTGGTGGCATCTATTGTGGCTCCGGCGACGCTTCCGGCTGGATATCGTATTGCTGTGGATCAGGGACGCCGACCGCGCCTGACTGCACGTCGGACTTCAAGGCGTTGTATTTGTCATAGGCAGCCTGTTGCGCGATCCGGCCCAGCTTGAGGAAGTTGCGACGCTGCTCTGGGCTGAGTTGCGATCCATGCGCGCCAGACTGATACGCCCGTTGCACACGCTCCATCAGCGCTACTGCGTTCTTATGTTCCTGAATCATAGCCATCGAGCGGGAGCCGCCTTTGATAGCGCCGAACGTAAGTGCGATGTGCTGGCTGAGCATATCCATGTCGAACGCGCCCGCGCCATCAGAGTACTTCTTGGGCTCACGTTCCGCGTTCTCGGCGTCGTTCATGTCGGCGACCATGCGGGTCACGCGGTTGTCGGCGTCGATGGATGCCTCGTGGTCGGTGAGCACCTTGGTATTCAGCTTCTCACGTTCGGCGAAGGCGTTGCGCTGGCGTCCAGCGGCGGCGTCGCGGGCTAGCTTGGCGCGATTGTCTATCGAGAGTTGAGACTTCTGCCGCCGCTCCTCCTCCGCTGCCTCTGTCTCTGCTCTCTGATTGAGTTGATTAACGTAAGCCAACGACTTGGTTACTAACTCTTGTGGCTTGTTGACGAAGACCGGAGTAAGCGCCTCTGTGTATGCTTGCGCCTTGGCGCGAATCTTTGAATCGAGCGTAGCATAGTACTTATTCAAATCCTCTAGCGGGTTCGGGCGTTGTGGGTCTTCGATGAACTTCTGTTGTGATACCGACCACAAACGTCCTTCCGACAACTCGTGTAACTCTCCAGCCTTCTTACGAAAGTCGAACTCCTGCGCTTGTCGCTCCTCCGCTTGCTTAGCGATCTGGAGGTATGCGTCCTGCACGTCCATCTGGCGCGTCTTCTGCGCGGTGGCTTGCTTCTCCTGACGCGCCTCGTTCGACGCGCTGCCGTATTGGTCTGCGATAGAAGCAAGAGATGTGAATGCTGCACTCATAAGTTATCCTCCGTAGAGCGCCGCAGCATCGTCGCCGCCACCTACAGTAGGTTGCGGAAGCATGGTCGTTAGCCCATAGTCCGTAGACGAGGGATTCGGCACACTAGCCGGATTGATCCCTGCGGTGACGTTTCCCGGAGCCATCATCAGCATCTTTAGGATCGACGATATGTCAATCGGCTTCGTCGTCGGAGAGTTCTCGTATATGCCCAAGGATTGTAGCGCGGCCTGCTCGCCCTGATTCTTTTGTTGCGCCTCGATAGGGGCTAGCGCCTGTGCGTAGATATCCTTCATCACCCCCGGCGAAGATCCCAACCCGCGCTCTGCCCCATACGCGTCCGTCTGCCGCGCCACGTCCGTCGTCAGGCCCGCCGTTAGTGGTTGCTGGAACCCAGAGACGAACTTGTTGAACGCGGCTGGATTCTGTATGAGGTTCTCGACGAACTTCTGCTTCTTCTGAGCCTCGTTATTGGCCATGAAGTTCTGGATGAGGCCGGTCCCTGCGACGGCCCCGCCCTCGACGGCTTTCCCGCCACCGCTCTGGAAGAACTGGCCGATCTGTGACATTACGTCCGACATACTAGCCTCCTAACGACAGTCCCGGCGTCGAGCCGAATATCGTCTGTTGCGCCGAGCCGATATCCCCCGGCGATCCTGATAATTCCGCGATCATTGCCGATAGAGACGAGTCGCTGAGCGACCCCCCAGTCTGAGCCTGAGCGTTCGGCGCGGCACCTTTGAACATCTCCTGTTGCTGCGTCTGCTGCTGCTTCTGCTGAGCCTCGGTCGCCAAGAGCTGAGCGTTATTGTTGGCACCGCTGGTCGAGGGAGAGAGCGCGCCGGACGCCTGCAGGCCAATCTCCGTACCCGCCGTACCCGCCGTGATCAGCGACGGTATGAGTGGGATTATCCAAGCCATATCAATACCTTACCCCTAATCGTCCTGCCGCCCACACCCCGGTGCAAGGGACAAGATACCCACCCGCCCGAGATACGATAGTCATCAGACGACGCTCGGCACGCCGGTTGTCGGCGAGGAAGGTCATGTAGCCGATCATGCCTAGCGCGCTGCAATCTTTGAACACGCGACGGCATAGAGTCAGCGCCCATCCATGAGGAGCGTTGGGGAGTGCACTGATACGCATGATCGTCAGCACGCCATGAGTGTTTGCGCCCAGCAACTGCGCCACGACCTTGCCGTCGGCGACGAGCGCCCACTGCCACTCCGGGTCGATCTTGAACGCCTCGAAGCCGACGAGGAGTTCCGACGGCACCTCCCCGACGTACGGATGCCTCACTTCGATCTGACGCGTCTGTGTCACGATATGATCAAGGCCGATCCCACCGGCTTCTCCGTTACTTCATAGCTGATCGCTTCCACCGTCGCAGGACCGCTCCCTGATACGGTGAGATTGAGATTCGCGGCCCGCTTGAGGATACGTACCCGAGCCTCGTATTGGTTCTGGCCTAGCGCAATCAGCGCCGCCTGCACCGTCTCTAACACCTTCCCATTCCGTTGCACCGTCGCTGCAATCGACGATGGGCCGCCGTCGCCGCGCATCACCACCTGATTATGGAATAGCTGCACCGTGCCACCCTCCGCGAATACCTCGGCGTCCCTAAACGACCATTGCACATCCGTCACCGGAGCGCCGAAGTTGGTTGCGCCTGCGTCCCACGCCGGGTCTCCGGCCTGCCAGCGGCGGATCGCGCCGTCGAAGAATCCCGCCATCACGGTGATCGGCGAAGACCCCGGCGTGCGGAACTGTTTCAGGACGGATATTGGGAAGGGAAGATCGACGACCGTCCACGATTTGAGGATGAGGTCGTAGCAGAACAGGCGAGAGAGGGATCCGCCAAGGCCGATGACGGGACTGCCTGCCGTGAACGTAGAGGATGGCGTTAGCGCGTAGGAGGTAGTAGTCGGAGAGATGGAGACGTATTCGTTCTCGCTGCCGGAGCCGCCCGTGCCCATGAATACCTTCCACGACGCAACGGACGCGTTCGACGGAAGCGTGATGAAGATGAACGCGGTGCCGATGCGCGTGGACCCGTGGTGTATGGGATTGCTAATCGACACGACGTACTCGCCGCTGGAGAACGTCTGCCCTCCGATGGAAGTGAACTGGACGATGAAGCGGTAGGTGCCTGCTGTGAAGAACGGGCCGACAGTGTTGCCGAATGTTGTGATGCTAACGCCGTCGAACACCGCCGTAGCCAATCCCTGCAATGGCACCGCGCACACATACATTGGGGGGTTGGCCGTCTGTGCCGCTTTGGCGAAGTATAGGTAGGATTGGTCGATGGGCGTGATATCGCTCTCGGTAGACTCGGGGAACAGATACGGGCGAATGGCCTCTGGATCCTGTAACTTGTCTGAGATCCCATCCGTCACCGCGAATCCCAAGTGAGAGAGCCGCATGATGCCGTAGCCAGGGACGAATTGCAGCGTCCGGGGTGCGACACATCCCAGATCCGTCTGTAGCCGCGTGATAGCGAAGTCCGTCGCGCCGAACACTCCCTGGATCAGATACGACGAGAAGTTCTTGAAGAACATGAGGAAGTTTTGCGGCGCGATCCCAGCCTCGGCCACGGTGAACGCCTTGATCCCGGTGCATTGGTCGCCGTCGTCGGGGGAGATCTGCGCCGCGTTCAACGGATTCCAAGACGCTGGATTGTTGAGGTCCGACATGCGAAGGGCCGAGGGGCCGTCGAGCTGATCGGCGGATTTGACGACGCCGGTGTTCGCCACCCACAGGGAGCCAGCGTAGACTTCGGCGTGAGCTGCACCACGCGGGGGCGGGGAGTTGCTGACCTGGCCCGAGTTCTTCCATAGGATATTATTGTCGGCGATGGTCGAGCCTAGTGTGGCGGAGAACGCTGGCGCGCTACCACTGCCAGTGACGCCACCCTGCGACGCTGTAAACACGTAGAGTACAGAGCTAATACTCACCTGGATCTGGTCGCCTTGGTTAAATACCGTTGAGGTCGCCCATACTGGATAGGAGGCGCTAAAGGAGTTGGTGATCTGGGTAGTCCCTCCGGTGGTCCCGTCGCTGGTATATGGCGTGATCCCGTTTCCTAGCGCCAGGATCATCTTGTTGACGAACTGGACGATCTGTGGCAAGGGAGAGAGGTTGCCAGAGACGCCGCCGGTAGGGGTCGGAGGGGCGTAGCCGCTACCGCCTCCGCCACCAGAGCCAGAGCCGCCGTAGCCGCCACCCGTGCCACCACCCTCGACGGGGAGGAAGTCGGCTGGGAGCGTCTTGATGATCTGCGCCACGCCGTAGGAGGGGAAGGTGAAGGCGTAGAACTCGCATACCTGCGTCGTGTCGGCGACCGGAGGCGTCCCTGCGCCAAGCGATATATCAGCGGTATTATCCGTGTAGGCTACAGTAGATTGTCCCGCGACCGTGGCGACGAATTTCTCGGTCCCCGTCGCTCCGCCCGCGACCGTCCGGTATACGTTATACCCCCCAACGGCGTTCACTAGCGCTGTCCAAGTCAGCGATCCCTTCTGCGCGGTCAGCGCTACGGTGACTTCGTTCGACGGCAGAGTCTCGCCGCCCGCACCGTCGAGGCCGGTGATGACGTATTTATACGTGCCGGTGAGGACGCCGGATGCGCCAGCGGATGCAGCGAGGCTGACCGGCGTGCCAAGGTGCGTCGAGAGATCCTTGACGATGCCGAAGTAGGCAGCGTTAGCGCCAACCGGCTGGAATAGGAATACTTCCGTGATCGGCCCGAACGCGGATTGGAGCGCGCCGTTGAATTGCGCGATCAGGAGGGAGCCGTCGCAGGTCTTGAGTGCGCCACGACGGGTGAGGAGAAGGTTGGAGACGCGCGCGATGGATCCCTTCGGCTGAGCGTAGCGGTCAAAGCCGGACTGGAGACCCTTGAGCCAGCGAGAATGTGTAATAGGCTTGGCACTCATGGGATCAGCACTCCGCCGAACCGCGACCCGAGACCCGCAGCCGTCTCTGGCCCGATGCCGCCGTATGCGTTGATCTGGCGAGGCCCCGCGATAATCCGGTTGGCGCTCAAGTCCTTCATCTTAGCCTCCGCCTCCTTCAGGTTCGCGGCGGCTCCCGCCTCGTCCTGCTCGGCCTTGCGGAAGCGGTATAGGATGTAGCTGACCAGCGCCTCGTCCCATCCTGGTGGGAGATACAGCGTCGATGCCGCTTGTCCCACGCCATACGTCGAAGGGACGCGGTAGCCAGCGATCATTAAGTTTAGCTCGGTTACAGCCTGCGCCGCCCACGCTGCTGGCACCGTGCCACACATCCCACGCGTCAACCCCGTCAGTCGTGTGTTGACACCGTCGATGGCAGAGTAGTTGACAATCTCTGCTCCGATCTGGCTCATGCCGAAGCCGAGGACATAGTTGGCGACGGAGGTGAGGCTGGCGACGGTATCCGTGATCGCCATTGACAGCGCCAGCGTAGTCTGATTCGACGTGCGGTTGGGCTGGGGCCAGCACTCGACCATCAGCCGGTCGGAGGCTTGGAACACGACCAACATGCCAGCGTAGCCAGGAACCGGGTTGCGCCGGAATACGTTGCTCTTGGCGAGGAGTCCTAGAGGATAGCCGTCGTACCACGCCGAGTCGATCTTCTTCCAATAGCCGGGGACGGTATATAGTCCTTGGCCGCCGATGGTCCCGACCGCGCCAAAGTCCGGCAGGCCGCCGTGATTCTTGGCCGCCGCCCAGCCGAGAGCTTGGTTGAGCCAGCGGTAGAGGGCGAATACGCCGACCGCGCTACCGTCGGTATCTGGCATGTAGGCAGTCGAGCGGGCGGGAGGGTTCTGCGCTATAGGATTGAGATTGGTCAGTGTGAACGTCCCGGAGCCTCCGGAGATGGCGTATTGCTGATAGGCAGACTCCGCACCGGAGGCGGTCCCCCAATAGATACGGATGAAGGTAGCGGCAGGTGAGCAGGTGATCGGAACAGCGATGTTGCTGATGGCGCTAAGGGTGATAGACGCCTCCGTCGCGCCGACGGACTCGCCCCATTGGTTGAGTTGGGTGGCGACAAGGTAGTAGGTGCCAGCAGGGAAGGATGGGAATACGCTCAGGGGCGCGAGCGTACCGATGACCGGCGCGTCAAGGGATTGCGGCAGGTCCGTCATCGACTCACGCGCGCTCAATATTAGATCGCCTACAAGTGACATAATTCCTCTGTTCTACTGTTCTACTGTAAGGTTCCTGTCTGTGCTGGATGGGCCGGAACCGACACAGTAATTCCCAAAGCCAGAACAGCAGCTTTCGTTAAAGGAACCTGCGTCTCGGATATCCATGCCGTTGGCGCAGAGTTGAGCGCGTAGTACCGGATCATGGTTACGGGACTTCCTTCGACAACTAAACATTCTGCGAGCGCTAATTGAGTAGTCGGCGGGATCACGGGCCAGTAGCAGGCTGCGAGCGAAGCCACAACTACCGGGCCTTCGTAGACTCCTACGCCGGAGGGAGCCTGCGCGGAAAGCAGAGTCATAGTCACGAATATGAGCAGGAAGAAAAGTATCCGTTTCATAAAGTCCTCATTTCACTGAATCCTCACCACGAACACCTGCGAAGCACAATTTGCGATTACTGTGCAAGTCGCGTTGCCGCTCGTATCCCCAAGCTGCCCCATGCCAGTAGAGGAATTCGCCATCGGTGAAGTAAATAAAGCGAAGTGACCCAATGGCGAGATTTCCGCTAGAGCGTATTCCCCTTGGAACTCAACTGGAGCCGCGTAGTTATGCGCAATGCGAATCAGTCTTCCGGAATTGGCGATATTGGCCGGAGAGTACATCAGCATGATTTCATCCACACCACAGCCTGAGTAAACTGCATTGCTAGAGCCAGAAGACGTGGAAACCAAGAATGGCTCCTGATCCGCTCCCGAGTTCCACCACCAGCTCGGGTGATCGTCAAGCGCAACCGAAGGGGGATTGCTGCCGCAGTAGGTAGTGGCCGCGGGGAAGGTAGAGAACGTCGAGCTGCCCCACGTTCGCCAGTCGTGGTAGGGGGTGTTGTCTTCGTTTACGATGCCGGTGTAGCCAGCGACCCAGTGACCGCTATTTCCTCCCACCATCTCGTAGACGTTGAGCGTTCCGATTTGCCAGATATATTCCCCGGCCCCGTAAAAGCAAGTAGAGGTGCAGGTCGCGGGAGTAACGACGGCCCATGTGCCAGTCGGGTCTATCTTCAAGTTGTGGATGGTGAACTGGCCGGGAGAGATAGGATGGCCGGGGCAGTTTTGACAGACCGCCGCGCCGGTCGATCCCCAGTCAGCGGTGATAGCCCCTGTGCTTGTGTTCCACGCGGTGATCCCCGACCCTACCTTGTAGAAAGCGACATAGATGGCCGTGTTCTGCGTTCCTGAGTTGGAGAAACATCCACCAAAGATAGTATCTGCATTGTTGACTACCGGAGCTTCGCACAGGTTCACGTAGGAACTGGGAACCCCATTGGCGCTCGAAGCGAAGTCGTAAACCGTCGGCCCTTTGCCGGAGAGAGAGAGCGGGCAACTTCCGGTCGTGGGGTATGAACTCATCACGGTACCGACTGCCGTGCCAGCAGGATTCGAGAAGGAGTAAACCTTCTTTGCGGTGAGACCAGAGTAGATTGCCCCGCCAAACCAAGGGACAAGATTCCCCGCAGCGGTGCGCTGAGTGAAGCATGGTGTAGCTATCATCGTGGAGGTGTTGAAATTCCAGATGTGAACTGCGGCTCCCGCGTTATAGGTTAGAAACTGCGATTCGTCGTTCGACCAGTTTCGATCTTCACCATCCCCCGGATCAATGAACTCTGAGTAGTTAGCCTGAAGCGGGCAACCCGTCGCATCGCCTTGCGCTACACAAAGATTGCTGGACGAGTTGCTGTCCGAAACTTCCGCCATTGGATTATTCAGCCCGAAAGCTCCATAAGTAGAATAGTTGCTGGGCTCTGGATTTAAGACTACTGTGCCTGCTCCAGTGCGCCCCGAAAACGGCGCAACAATAGGAGGAGGAATCGTAGCAACAGATGAGGAGCCGACTCCAGCCATTCCAAAACCGCACGGATCAGAGTACGGAATCCCGGTCGTCCCTGCCGTCAAGATATTAAAGTAGGCTGCATCTGTCGGGGGATCGTAAGCTCCTGTACCTGTATTCCAATCCTGCGTCGTCCAGGCTACCCATCCGTAAGTTCCGCTCGTATCGAAGGTGTTAGTTTCCTTGACTGAGGCTGCTTGATGGGTGTAACCGGCGGCTAGATCCCATTCATATTCCAGGTGGACTGTGTGCAGGTTAGGCGGCAAGTTCGAACCCGCTCCCGGAATAGTTTCGACGTAAGGGCCAGTCAGTGTGACTTTTACGTAGCCTATATTTGCATAGGTCGCCGTTCCGCACGCCGTGTAAATGGCGAACCTCGAATCGGACGAATACACAGAATCGCCAATGTTCATGTACCTTTTTGCGTAGGGGACGCCCTTGAATCCGATGCTGGGATTCAGAGATTCGAATCGTTTCCCCTCGCTGCACGAGGCGTATGTCAGTTCCGTGGTCGAGAGGTAAATATAATTCGCGTCGAAAGTGTTGATGTCCCACGGACAAGCTGGTGAATCTCCCTTGGTCGCATAGTAGTCGCCTGTTAGGAGTTGGTTGTAAATGTGATTTGAGGCCGAAAGGTTTAGCTTCGTCCCGGCCATGTGATCGGCTGCACGCAAGGACGGTGACAGGAGCATCAGGGAGAGCATGTCGTAGGTGCCGCCCGACGGGATGCCGGAAGAAATGCCACCGCCAATCTGAAGTCCGCCCGAGACGGTCTGCGCGGAGACAGATACAACGAGAAACATAATGCCGAGCAGGGTTCTCAAAAACATTTCCAAATAACTCCATTCGAAAAGGCCAAAGCCTTATTCGTGCTCGAACCCACACAGGTCTGACCTTCGGCAGAAACCGTGGTGGAATCCGTTACGAGCATCATCATTCCCGCAGAAGATGAAGCGGCTGGTAAAGCTGCGACCATGACCGGAGTTCCAGCGGTGATCGAGTTTGTCGCTACTAAGGCTGGCACGTTTACACTCCGCCCAGCTGGCGGATTCATAGATATGTTGCCAGTAATATCTGCGTAGATGGTGGCAAGTAACCCTGTGCCTGAACTATTGGTTGGTGAAAACGTAACGGACTGGCTGACCTGAGATGATCCTGTAGCAACAGCTTGAGCGAACAACGCTGTCGGGGATGCTCCGGTAGCAGAGACGAACGATGCATCCCATCCCTGTCCGGCTCCAGGTCCAAGCGGTTTCCCTGCATAGAATGCGGAAGATGACGCTGGATGCACATTCCAGTAGCCAAGAGTGTTGATTCCTAAAACCGTCGTACCCGTGTGGTAAACATTAACGTCAAACTCATTCTTTAGGGTGATAGACCCACCCGTACCTATAACGGCAGGACCGTTGTCTGAAACAATAGTATTCACGCCCCAGCAGAAACCGCTGGCAACGTTGACCAGGCAATAGCCAAAGACAGGAACCGGATAACTGGTCGTTGACTCGTTGCGAATATATGCCGCTAAGCAATTGGTTTGAAGGATAGTGGAGGAGTTCGGAACCACCATTCCGCACGTCATAGCATCGGTAGCAACTCCGGTCCCTGGCGAAGTGTTTTCAAACTGAGTAATTGGGACGAGTCCATTAACAATGAAAGTAGAATTAGTGTTATAGGTTGTGGGCGTAAACACTCCCGCACTGGAAAAATCATTGGAGTTGGTGAATCTCCCCACTCCCGAAAGATTGAGCGGCCCGGTAAGATTATTGGTTCCGCTGGAAGTGACCGTGCCGGAGAAGCTATCGGTTCCAGTAAAAGTGGTAGTTCCAGAGAAGCTGTCTGTTCCCGTGAAGGCGATAGAACCAGAAAACGTAGAATTTCCTGCGTAGGTTCCAGATAAACTACCGCCACTAAAGTACCCTAGCCCTGGTGTAACGTTACCAATCGAGGGCGGCGCAGCGAGGTTGAGCGTGCCTACCTGTGGGAGGATCGGCAGCACCGCTGCAAGGGTGGTAGTCAGAGATTGCGTGGCCCCGGTGATCGTGACGAGGATGTTCGACTTACAGTAAGGTCCAGCGACGTAGCCCTGCGCGGAGCATATAGAGAAGGACCATTGCGAGGGGGTAGGCTTGATGGTGTTTACGTTGTCGGCGAGGTTGACGGTCAGGTTGCCAGAGGAGTCACACGTCCCTTGTTGGCCGACGAGGAGTGGCGCGGGGGAGTAGGGGCCGACGCCGGGAGAGGTGTTCTGGCCGACGAACACGGCGGACCATTGACAGTTGACGTAGATATCGCCGTTAGCGTCCATAATTATAGCGCTGACAACAGTCGTGCCCGCTTGCCCTAGCGCAGAGAGCGCCGACGCTAGCAGCGCCGCGAGGATGAGTAGGAGCGCCCGCATGAGACCTAGCTCCGCTTGCCGCCCTTACGTCCGCCGTGCTTCATCTTGTCACGGAATCCGTATACCTTTGACAGATACTTGCGATCCGTCTTACCTGATCCCTTGTGTCGCGTCGCCATGTCGTCCCTCCAATAAAAATAGCCGGGAGCCAGACGATGCCGACTCCCGGCTCCCCATTGCTACACCCATCATAAATCGTCTATGGTCCGGCAGCCACCTCGACCGACATGACCGCGTTCCCCAGCGAGTTGATGTTGGTCACGTTGATAGCGATGTTCACATTCTGGAGCAGCATGTCGCAGGAGAACTCGAAGATCTCGTCGATGTTCTGGTTGGCTGCGGCAGCCGAGCCATCACCCGCGTAGAGCTGTACCGTGTTCGAGTTGCCGTCGTCGCCCCAAATGTTGAGGATGCGGATCAGCGCGGCGTTCGGGAATAGGTTGCCGTTGCCGACGTTGAGCGTCCCGACGGCTTCCGTCTTCACCCGCACGAAGCCACACGAGACCGGCCCCTGGCCCTGCTGGTTGGCTTGGACGTTCGAGCCGACGGGCATCGAGACGGTCGTGTTGCCGTTGGTGATGTTGAAATTGTTGTTGGTGAAGTAGACCGAGGGAGAGCCTCCCGATGGGTACCACTTGCGAATCGTGTTGATGATGGGCATTTTGGAGTCTCCTAAGCCATCTTCCTGAATCCGTCGATGACCTCAAATCTTTGAACCTTTTGTTCCTCCAGCTTTCGCTTAAGGAATTCACGTTGCTCTATAATTTCCTGTGGGAGTCGTTGACCGCGCATCTGCGTCCAAGCAATATCGCAGAAGGCTAGCGCAGTATCTGCTTGCTCCCGTTTTATAATGAAGTGAGGCATACATCCATGTAGTATGGCCTCTGCTCGCTTAGAAGTAGCAAACCAATCAAAGAAGTCTCGGTGTTTGGGATTCCTCTTGCTTATCTCTCGATGATACAAGCCTCCACCAAAACGCTCGTAACACCAAAGAGCAAGGCGTGGATCAGTGTTTCCCATACGAAGTTGAAGCGAGTGTTGAATGGATACAGCATGTTTGTGATACTTAGAGAAGTCTCCGGACTGGATACGAATACATCCTTCCATGTCAAGCGAGACTGCCATCTTAGCCCAGTCGAGTTCCGTTATAAGTTTCGGGAACCCCTCGAATTTACTTCGTCCACTCATAAGTAAACCACTGTAACCTAAGCAGTCACGTTGGTCAGTTTTATCTGCATTCTAGGAGAGATACAAGACAATTGCCATGTCAAGTACATGGTTGAAACTAACACACGTTGGTTGCTCGGCTTGATGAACGGATCGACGTTAAAGTAATCCGCCTCGTGGAACACTGGGAACGAGTACTTCGAGTTGAGGAAGTACGCCGAGTTCGCCAGCGCCCACACGTCCGGCACCACGATGGCGTTGTTGAACAGGAAATGGTTGCGGAAGCCAACCTGCAACGCCTCCTCGTCCTGCATCCCCTGGCCGAAACGTACCAGAGTCGTGAAGTTCCCTTTGAATCCGGCGTAGCGGTTCTGCACGATGACCATCAGGTCCGGCTCGTCGTAGCCGAAGGTGACGGCCTGGTAGGCGATCTCAGCGTTAGTTGGAGTGAGCGCGCCGGATGTGTTGGATTGGTTAGCCGCTGGCTGCCAAAAGGCGTTCTGCGCGAGGTTGCGGTTGATGCCAGCGATGGTATTCGTCGTCTGGCCGAACCAAGAGTCGATGTCGTCGATGTCAAGGGATGTGTTCTGCGGCGACGTGTGCCATAACGCACGGGATAGTTTGTGCAGGAACGACGCCGAAGCCGTCTGGTACTTGAGCTTGATGATATCGAGGTTGCCAGCGCCGCCGCGATTCAGGATCACGTCGGTGATGGGGATCACAATCGGCTGCCGGTAAGGACGCCACAACTGGTTTGCTGGCTGCACGGAATCCACGACGGACGTATCGAGGAGCTGGTCGCCGTAGTACGCGCCACCGGGGAGTTCCTCTTGGTTGATCTCGGGAAATACGAGTTCACCGGCCCCGAACTTCTTGCCGTCGCGCATCAGCGCCCAGAACACGGGAGAGGGCTTGAACACGTTGTCGCCGAGTACTGGGACAATGTATTTCTGTGAGATCGCGTTGACGGTATTCGAGAGTTGGGCCGTCGGTGTCGAGATGCCGATTCCCACTACGCTGTTCGCCATAAGAGGCTCCTTGATATCACTGCTGCGTCTGCGTCGCTTGCGTCGCTACTGCGTCTGCGTGATGCCCTTCCATAGATCGGAATCCGTGAGGGCATCGTTCAGAACTTCGTCGAAGTCTTTAGTGCGTCCCTTCTCGTTGAACAGGGACTTATCCGGTTTGACGTTGATGCGCGTACCGGACGGACGTGGCGCGGCGGCGAGGACGCGGGCGTCGTCGTTCTTTTTGGATAATTCAGCCGCCATCGTCTCGGCGTCGGCCTTCACCCGGTCGTCGTAGGTCAGGTCGCGGACGGCCTTGGCGAGGTCGAGTCGGCCACGGGCGTCCTTGAGACCGTTCTTCTGCGCGTAGTCCATCGCCGCCTGGCGCTCTACCTTCGCGCCTTTGGGGAGGGTGGGGGCCAGCTTGTCCCACTTGGATTCGTAGTAGTCTTCAAGGTAGGTGTTGAGCATCGGGCCGAGTGCGTCGGAGCGCGTCTTCTTGATCTCGGTGTCCTGCGCCTCGATGCGAGCCTGCATCGTCTTCATCTGCTTGACGAGGGAGCCTACCAGAGGGTCGGATTCGTCCATCTCGTTGGCGTCAGCTACCTGCTTCTTCGTCGGAGCCTTGCCGGTCAGGAAATCGTCCACGGAGAGGCCAGCGCGTTCGGCCGTTTTCTCGATCACGGTAGCGAGTTGCACAGAGGCGTCGTTGACGTTCTTCTCGCGCTTCTGGATATCGGTTTCGCGCCGCGTGAGGTCGGCGGTCAGAGCGCCACGGGTCTCGGTGTCGTAGGCGCGCATGTCGCCGAGGGACAGGGATTCTTCCTTGTCGCCGTTCTTGACGCGGACCACGAAGTCGTCGGGGAACTGCTTGGAGTCTTTAAGTACGTCAGCCCATTTCATTGCGCTGCTCCTTCTTGCGGCTGTGCACCCGGACCACCCGGCCCGCCTGGCTGCTGCGGCTGCTGCGGGTTGATCCCGGCGTTGTTAACAATCGGCGAGGACACGGTGTTCGCGGTCGCGGCGGCCTGCTGGAGCGCCTTGATTGCGGCGTCGAGCGACTTTTGCGCCTGCGCCATATGCCGTGCGGCCTCTGGTACTTGGAACGCGGTACGGACTTGGATCGCTAGTGCCATCGCCTTCATTTGTTCGGCGGCTTTGGTCAGCAGGGATGGGTCCGCGCCTTTTAGTTCGGATAGTTGCTGGGAGAGTTGCTGGCCGCTAGCGTCCGGCGAGGTGCCACCCTGCGATGGTCCGCCGCGCTTAGCCAGTTGCTCGACCATCTGTCGAGCCTGCATCCCACGGACATCGACGGGAGCGCTACCCACGAAGCCCTCCGCGACGGCCCTTGACTTTGTGACCACGTCGTGGAGACTTCATCGGTATCCGCGAATGGCCGAACTTGAACTTCTTGACCGGCTTCAGCGACTTGCTGGAGTGGTGCGAGTTGGAGTGGTGATGCATCATCGCCCTCCCTCAGAGATTGGACTTCTTGCCTGACGTGCGAGAGTTGCCGGGGATGAACTTCATGGGGTCGGTAGGCTGAGCCACGGGAATGTTGTTCGTTTCCGGGCCGGGTTCCCGACCGGGGCGTCCTACGGTCAAGGGAGACTTGAGCATCTCATCATCAAAACCTTTGCCAAACTTGCCTGCCATCGTGCTACCTCCGTCGGTTAGCTAAGAAGGACGGCCTTTTGAAGCCGCCCTCCAGGTTGGACTATCAAACGCTACTTACGTTTCGGATGACGTTTCCGTCGTGCCATGATGCACCTCCTCTCAAAAACTCCACAGTGCGAGAGAAGAGAACCAGTCCACTGTGGTCAAGCAACAAACTCCGCCGCGCACTCCTGACGTTGCTCGCGGGCGTCGCCGTAAGCGTCGAGGAGGGTACGGGCCTGCCGCGCCAGGAAGGATTCGAAATCCTGGCGGCGCGGGAAATCTTCGATGAATGTGGACTTGGGGATTTCGAACGGGATGACAAGATGGCCATCGAGCGCCACGCGGGCGCGGACGTAATCGGAGCCCATAACGTCTAGCTCCAGAATCTCAAGTCCTGACTCCATGGATACGAGAATGCGCGGCGTGGGGGCACAGACGCAAGGGGTCTAGGTCCGAGGTACGCGTATCCACCAAGCGTTACCAGTGGGATTACTAGTGCGATAGGTGAGGAATCCGAATGCAGTAAGAGTACCGTCACAACACCAGCGACGGACTTGCCGCTCACAGCGACCGTATTCGATGGCGATCTCGGCGGGGGTGAGCCATTGGTAGCGGAGATCGACGGTAGTGGTAGGAGCGGTGGTCACTTTCGAGCGCCTTTCGTCTTCGCTAACGCCGTCAACGCCATTTCCTGCTCGATGTTCGTGGCGATCTTCTCCGCGTCGGGGAACTCCAGCGTATCCAGAGTCGTGTGTACGTCCAAGAGGCCCGCCTTCCGCAACTCCGGTGCCATCTTCCGTAGCATAGCCTGCGAGAACGGGAGGATCGAAGCGTCGTCGAGTTCGAAGTCGTACTGGTCGGGCCGGTTCGTCGATTGCCACTTGACCGACTCATACCCCTGCGAGGTCTTCATGAACATGGTCTGTGAGGGAGCGTAGCGGAGCATAGTGTAGAAGATGAGTTCGCCGATGCGCTGGAAGGATACGGAATTGAGGCGGCCACGAAGCTGTGTAACGCCCTGCGACCGGATGACGGAGGAGTCGAATAGCTCCGTCGAGATGTTGCCCGCCCCCGGCTTCCCTGAGCGCGCGTCGGTGAATCCCTGCAACTCTTTTTGTTTATCGAGCAGGAGTTGCGGGAGCTGCGTCATCTGCTGCGGCATCGCCTGTGGGAACACCATCTGCGGCACGGGAGAGTTAGCGTTGATAACTTGGACCTCTCCCGGCATGCCGCCGAAGGACTCCGGGTCGATCCCGGTGCGCTCGTCGATGAACCACACACCGTTGTTGAGCCGTACGGCGTTCTCGAACAGGCCGGTGTAGAGGCGCTCGGCGGTCTGTTGGATGTCTTTGGAGTAGCGGATCGCCGGGACCGCCCATATGGAATAGAGTGGGAGTGTAGACCAGAACGGGACCGCGGGGAACATTTTCAAGGGATAAGGATTGTCGCCGTCTTGGAGCGTATACCCCTCGCACTCGACGATGAGGCGACCGTTGGGGTAGAGCCACGCGAAGTCGGCGGGGACGATAGCGCCGCTAGGGAGTTTGTGATCCTCGATCTTCTCGCGGGTGTAGTCGTGGCAGTAGCACCAGCGGACGCGCACTCGGTTGTCGTTGGGAATGGAGCGGTTCGAGGGAAGTCCCGGCATGTTCGACATGGGGCCGGATGGCATTTGAACGCCGTAGCCGGAGTCGCCCAGCATCGGGGAGATGGAGCGGCCTTGGACGCGGGGCTTGACGCCAACGGACGTGAGCGGCCATCGCGCACGGACTTCTTCGAGATGCATCCGGTCCTCGAAGGTGACATACGACCAATTGCAGGTGTAGTCCGTCCAGGGGTCGCAGCGGAAGGTGCGCGGGTCACGCATCTTGGCCCAGCAAGAGCCACGGCCCTGGCGCGCGTCTGGGTCGTAGCCGATCTGCATCGGGCACATCCCGGAGAAGAGGGACATCAGAGTCGTGAACATGGCGTGGTAGTTGACGTTCGAGGTACGCCACGCGCACTGGAGTCCCTTCTCGCGGTCCTCGTCGCGCTCGCCTTTGAGATGGTTGACGATATACGGGCGTGGGGAGGTTTCAGAGAGGTCGTTGGCCTCGTGCATCATCAGGACTTGGAGTTGCGGGACGCGGATCATCGGACGGAAGGAGGGGAGAGGGTCGCCGCCGTCGGCGAGGGAATAGAATTGTTCACACTCGTCGAACCAGTTGCGTCCGAGTTGGTGGTCGCGGTGATCGTCGGAGAGGCGGTCCCACTCATCGATCAAAGGTGCCGTGAGATGGGAGAGTAGTAATCCGCGCTCTTACGGCTGGTTATCAACGCTAGGTTGGCCATTTAGGCACCTCCCTTCTCGGGAGGAAAGTCCCCGCAATCATAGTCTTTCAACTTTAACATGACGTGCCAGCCGCATCCATCGTCACTGCCTTGCGGATGTTGTCCTTTTGCGGCGTGGAAGAATGAAGCAGTAACCGTTCCATCAGCATGGACGTGATGAAGCCCAATACCTGACCACTGACCACAGTTGCATCTAATAATCGGTTTGAGTTGCTTCCCCTCGTGGCTCACACAACTAGCCCATCCCGGAGTCTTGGCGTACCAGTCATCGTGCTCTGTGATATGCGGGATTTCTACGTTATCTGCCACGCGGCCTTTGTGTTATCGGTCCCGGTTGCCACGATCCGTCGCGTCGTTGAGGCGAGTCTGACCGTCCGGGGATGCCAACGCGCGTGCCGGGACGCGTCCCTTGACGCTTGCGGAACACGCGGTTGGATTCTTCGTCAGCGGAGCCATAGTCGGACGACGGTAGTGGGGCCGGAGGGCGAGGCATCTCAGTATCGCCTCCGGTGGCGCGGCGTGCGCGTGTGGACGCGGCCCTTGCCGCTACGCCCTGAAGGATGAGATGCGGCACGGTGGTAGTGGTATTTATGTGGGTTGCGTTTAAGCCTCATAAAACTGTTCTCCATAGCCGGTGTTGCGATCCACGCGGAACATCCGATCACGCAGGTTGCAGGAGAGGTCGCCTTCGTGCTTCATCGACGCTACGCGCTGATCCTGCTCGGAAACTAACTTGAGCGCGATCCCACATGCAGGGCATTCGACGTGGCCGCTGATGGAGATGAATTGCATGTCAGGAGTCCCCCTCGCCGCCAGATGCGCCATTTAACCAAGAGTTAAAAATATCCGTTACCGACTTGCCTGATGTTCCTGATTTCTTGATATGAGTTTGTAAGTCCTCGATCTTATCCAGCAACTCCTTCGCCGACATCAACCCTCCGCTGACCAGCAGCGCGCCATAATCCATCAAGTCGGTCAGGAGGCGTCCGTAAGCTTGCGGCTCCGATTCGTCGAATCCCTTGGCGAACGCCTGCGATATCCGCTGGAACGCCTGAAGGCCGGAGAGCCGATCCTTGTTGATGTCGCCGGTGATCTCTACTGGCGCGTTGGTGGCTGGTTCCGCCACGGCATCGCTCCGGCCTGCGCTCGCGCCTCTCGGAGACGATCCTGCTGGGCCTTCTGCGCGCGCGACGCCATCTCCTCCTCGCGCAGCGCCAGGTCCACGTCGTCGTGAATCGCGTGACGGGGCGTCGATGGGGATGGCGACGAGTCTGCCACCCGTGACTTCGATACCTGTCTCGTCGGCGTCGATGGCGAATCCTCCGTCGCGGTGAGGAAGTACGCTTCCGCACCCTTACGCGCGAATCGTAGCACGAGATGGGTACCCGTGTCATCCGGGTATTTGTGGAAGGACGCGCCGTCTTCGATGGAGGTGAGGTCGGTGAGGTCGAGGGAGACTTCGCCGCCCTGCTTGCGGATCAGGGCGAGGAGGAGGAGGAGGAGGGTGCGCTCACGGGATTCGTTGTCGAGGAATGCGAACGGATTGCGGCTCATACCCCCCTCAATCTATCACGGCTAGCGGCGTTCTTGTGCCAGTTCATCACACGGTCCAAGTGTTTCTGCGACGACATCCCTATGATACCCGCAGCGGTAGTCTCCGGCGAGTCCATAACGGTGACAGGGAGCTTAGGCTCGCGGGCCTCCAAGGTAGATCCTACTTGGCGGAGGTCGGGATGGGGGATGTGGTAGTGGGCCATCGCGATCCATCCGAGCCATGCGGCCATTGCGATGTCGTCGTGCCCTTTCAGAACCCGCCAGCGGAATCCTATGTCGCTTTGGGCCTTCGAGCACTGGGAGTAGAGCTGGATGTCACGCACGACGATTTCCTTGTTCTGTACGAGTTGTCCATCTCCATAATTTTTTGGTAGAGAGTTACGTACAGATGTACGGAACACGTTAAACAGCATTTGACGAGTGCGATCGGTAGTTTCCCAGCCCAGTGCCTGACGCGGCTTGGTGTCCGGCTTGTCATCGCGGCTCCTCCATAGATACTGGTTAGGGTAGTGGAATTGGTCGCGTAGGGCCTTGACGACGATATACCCCCAACCACCGGTAACTTCTACGTTCACCATCGCCTTGTTGTACCAGCGGCATAGGTGGTTCACCTTTTCGGCGAGGGCTTCCGGGCCGACGCGTCCGGCGTAGCGGAAGGCTTGCGCGCCGGTCTCCGCGTTCCAGCCGACGATGGCCGCGAAGTCGCCTTCCTCGACGCCCTTGGCTGCATCAACGCCGACGAAGTAGTGGGTGAGAGGCGCGGGTTTCTCCCAGAGGTAGAGCGGGCCTTCACGCTTCTCCATGAAGAACATGTCGCCGGGAGGGCCTTGGATGTCGCCCTTGGCGATGGGGTCGCAGCAGGAGGAGCGCATGTACTCTAACTCGATAGGGTCGAAGATCGGCTCGCCGCTAGAGATGAACGCCTCATCCGGTGTCGCCGGGTATTCCTGCCGCCATTTGTAGATCGAGCCGCCGCACTTCGTTTCGAGGGTGGAACGGTACCACGCGATCTGGCCCTTGGAGCACTTGAAGTCGCGCATCAGCCAAGTCTCGTATTCGTCGGCGGGCGCGTCCGGGGCTAGTTCGTCGGGGAGGCGCGAGGCGGGGTCTTCCCACCAAGGGAGGAAGATGGCGAGGAACTCGTTATCGCCGGATTCCGCGCCCTTCCAGTAGTTATAGTAAGTCTCTCCAGGGCCTTCTAATCCATTAGCGGTAGTTTCGATAACGACAACGTTGTCGGGGTCAGCAGCCGAAACAGTATTGAGGAGAGATATAAACGAATCCTCTCCTGGATAGAACGCCGCCTCAGTAAGATGAAGAAATGAGTGTGTAAGTCCGCGACCTCCGATAACAGTTTTGGCAGTTGCTCGGGAAAGTTTGGATACTCCACCTGAATGTGGAAAGTACATCTCCCGCTGAGTTCTAAGCGGCAGACGCATTGGAAGTTGGTCGGCGAACTCTCCACACTGGTCATACATTTCCTTTCCGGTCTCGGTGAGTTGCGCCACAACTTTGGCGTTAGCGTTAACCTTATGGAGACAGTGGGCGTCGGCGTAAGCGGAGGACCATCGGCTGATCCCCAGCCGTCGTGCCTTCAAGAATATGACCCATGCATGGCGCTTCTTGTCCATGTGAGCTTGGAGCTTGGTCATTATTTTACGCTGCGATGGGTTGAAGCGGAAGGGGACCATCGCGCCGGTATCACGGTCCTTCAGCAGCAACCTACCACAAAATTTCTCGAACCTATAAAGGTTGAGCACTCACTTTTTCTCCGCTAACTCTGTCTGAGACGCATGTGTAAGCCTTGGATGATTTTGCGGATTATCTTTTGCCAACATGCCTTGATCGGCTACTCCCTTGACGCCCTGCGTCCGGTTGTTTTCCAAACTTACACAGGCGCTAGAGCAGAAGTGAAGGACATGAATGATATTGCGATCCTCTTTATCGTAATATGGTTTATTAAGCCACCAGTCCGGCTTCCCACGCTTCTTGAGGTCGTCGTAGGTTAGCCCACACGTCTTGCATTTCTGGTCCCCTGGCGCGTTGATGCGGGAGTTCAGGATTTGTCCCGCGGTGGTGCAGTTGGCGCGCATCTTGGCGAGGAGCGCGAGGGCCTTTTCGAGCGGGAGGGATTCGAAGTGGACGCGCAGGTCGTCCTCGGCGGCGGCCTCACCGGCCCAGCGGGCCTGGATGGCCCTCGCCTGTTGTTTCATCGGGCGCTGTGGTTGCGAGGATATCGACGAGTCTTCCGGTTCCGTTGACTCTGAGTCCTTCGGCATCTCGCTCGGCGGAGTCGTCGTGTCCGTTGGCTCCGTTGCTTCCGTCGCTGGTAGTTCCGGCTGGCCGTACTTGTGTCGTGGCATGGGTCTCCTTGTTCGGCTTGGTCTCGGCGTTGATATAGCCGCCGGTTGCGGTCAATAGGTCTGCAATAGCGGGCATATCTAAGGGATATAAGTGTACGCCGATGTGATGCGTCTTGATCCAGAAGCAACAGTATACAGTGCCGCCGAGGTTGCGCCAGGTGCGGCAGAACCACCAATCCTCGCTCAGATACTCCTGCGTCTCCGGCCATACGCCGACACGGAAGTAGTCGTAGGCGTGGTCGGTGCCGTAGTGCGCCACTTCCTCGCCGGAGCGGCGGTAGCGGGTCTCCGGATGCGCGTCGGCCATCATGCGGAACACTTTGCGCTTGACCAGCCAGAATCCCGAGCCAGCTTCGAGGACCGGCATGGGTTCGTCGCAGCGGACGGGATTCGTAACCCAGTTGACGTTAGGCGTGCCGACGACACGCATGATCCGGTCGTTGTCCCAGCCAAGGCGCACGGCTTCGGCCATACGGTCCACGTGGAATCCCTTTTTGGAGTAAGGCGCGGCCACGAAGTCGAGGTCCAGCGCCAACATTTGGAGGACGGATTGCGGGTCAAACAGGATGTCGCAGTCGAGCCATAAGGAGTAGTGATCGGAGTCGTCGGTGGAGTCGCGCATGAAGATGGAGGCGAGGTTGTTGCGGGCGCGGGTGACAAGGGAGTCGCCGGGGAGGTAGTGCAGGCGGTACCATATCCCGTGGATGCGGAGAAGGCCAAGGAGGGTGATGAGGTGGGTGGAGAAGGTCGCGTGGATGAGGTCTCCGGCGGCGGGGATCAGGATCCAGACGCGGAGGCGGGAGGCGCGGGCAGCAGGGATGGTTAGTTGCACGCGGAGAACTCCTTCGTAGCGACGCCGACGGTATCGAGGACGTAAGTAGCGAGACGCTCGGTCGTCATGGTAGCTCGGAGTCGCGTCATCATGTAGCCGATCAAGTCGTCGTAGATGGCGTGCAGCGTCGAGTCGCGGAGGAGTCGCGGCGTGTCGAAGCATTCCTGCACGAGGCGCAGGTCACGCTTGGGGAGCAGGGACAGGACCGTCGATGGGCACTGATCGAGGCAGCGGAAGTACGGGATGCACCATTGGGACATAATTTCATAGTGGCGCAGGCAGTCCCACCCGGCCTTACGCATGGTTGCGGCGTAGTAGGAGTCGGCGTACTGTGCGTAATAGGCTGCCTCCGTCGTATACACATACGTCGATTTATCCTGAGGGTCCATAGGAGCCATCAGGCGCGACTTCGCGGGCATCGAGGGAAGAATCTTCGACGCCGGGATAGCGAACTGAATCGGATAGACGCCGGGAGGCACAGGCGAGCGTAGCTCACGCTTGAAGTAGTAGCCAGGGAGGTTCGGCAGGCAGGCGGAGAAGTCCTCGCCGTCGATCAGCGCGATGCGAGAGGGATGGTACATCGACGTGACCTCGGCGAGGTAGGACTGAGAGCGGTGGATACTGCCAAATATCACGGCGTCGTAGTATTTCGTTGTGATCTTGCGTGGGATGTTGGTGCGATCCACGTCGGAGTCGTCGGGCAGAAGGCCATAGATGGAAAATCCTCCGCCGTAACAAGACGTTACGTCGTAGCCTTTGTACATCGTATCTACGCGGTTCACGTCAACCACGTCAGGGCCGAACAGAGACTTCAAACCATGTAAACACATGTCGCGCATGTAGTCGCAGGTGTGGCCGCCTTCAGACAGGAATAGAATCTTCATATAACAACTCCTCGCACGCGCACGCACTCCTCTCTATAAGTCTGCCGAGACTTCAACACTTTAGCTATTACCTTATTTGCAAGATCGCACTCGGTACAGGTGATATCTTTAGTACAGTTATGATTAGATTTATACCAACAGGCTATCCGATAAGAAAAGTCCTGTCTTTTCCTACTTAATTTGGATCGTATGCACCTAAAGCAGAAGATATTGGAGGGCCAATGGTAACCCCGCGCTTCCTCATACGAGTTCACGAGCGGCCTCCTTCGCTACTGACACGGGCTTCTTGAGCACGCCCATCCCGTACTTGCCGGGGAGTTCCTCATGCGTCCATCCCTGCGCCGCCTGCACCACGCAGAGTTCCTCGTATACGCGCTTCACGTCGTCTCCCGGCCACGACATATCATTGCAACCTGAAGGACGGGATTCCGGCGCGATATCATGGAGCAACAGAAGGCCGCCAGGGCGGAGTTGGCGGGCGTACTCGATGTCGTTGATAACGCCAGCGCGAGAGTGGTCGCCGTCGATAAGTAACACGTCGAGTTCGAACGGCATTGCCTTGGTCACGGTCGGGAAGTCGGTAGAGTTAGCGTGGATGAAGGTCCACTGCGGATGACCCTCGAATAATTTGGCGCACGACGCGTCACAATCTACGGAATAGACGTGTCCGCCATGCTGCTCTACACCTGCGAGGAACGCAGAGGTAGATGCGCCGTCGCGCGTGCCGATTTCCATCACATTTCCTTTGGCGTGCTCTCGCATCCATTGAACGAAGTCTTTCATGTCGCCGGAGGCGCAGGCGGCAAGGTAGCGCTTGGCCACGCGTTGATCCGGCTGCATGCCCCGAGCCTGCGATAAGTAGCTACGTTGCGCCTCCTTGCGCTCCATCTTGAACTCCATCGGACGGGACACGGCGGGAGTGGGAGAGGGAGAGGGAGCGGAGTCGAGCGCTGCGGCGACGGCGGCGGTGAAGTCGCGGCGACGGATAGCCTCGAACGCACACTGCTCCATCTTCTCGCGTTCGACATTGGCCGAGGGCGCACAGTAGGAGCGGCAGGTGTCTACGAGCATGCGGTAGGGGGCACGGGATAGTCCGCTGTATAGGTCAGCGTATTCGTCTTCGTCGCTGCTGGATTCCGTCACTACTAGCTTGGAGTTGGCCATCAGGTAGCTGACGCGGACGATCTCGAACATATCCCTACCGTCGTGATGCGCGTTCAAACAGACCTTGCTACGCGAGATGATGTTGTCCCGCCCACCACCGTAACAGTTGGCGCTGGCGAACACTTTAAGTCCTGCCGCGCGTAACGCGTCCACCAGCCCCACTCGGCGCTGAGTCATCCATGCGAACAGACATACGTCAATGTCCTGCTCTGCGGCTTTAGGAATGCGTACTAAGTTCGGCGTGAATCCCACCGGAAGATGCTGGCAGGTGTAGCCTTCTGCTCGCCACTCGACGGATTGGCGATGGCTGAAGTCCCATACGGTAACGGCTTTAGTTAGTCGCTTCACCTGCTCGATGCGGGGGTGAGAGAACTGTTCGAGTTGGTAGATGATCGTATTGCGAGGTAGGCGTTGGAAGTCGGCGATCAACTCACAGCCGAACACGATGTTTGTTTCACCGTGCTCGCTGAACCAATTCTCCGTGATAGAGACTTCATGTCCTAGCGAGGACAAGGCCCACGCCAGCGAGTCGCGGATTTCGTCGAAGGCGTGGTGGTGAATCATGCCATCAGGCGACACCTTAGTTAAATTGTACTTAGCCACGCTCACTCTCCTTGATGCTCCGATCCACGTAGTCGCAGAGATCGTCGTCGCTCATCGTCGTCACGTCGGCGCATGGCGGCGCGTCATGGTCCACCACGCCCGCGGTAGAGTCGTCCCACGTTACTTGCTCGTGCGCCAGCGCAGCCTGCGCCTCTTTCTCCAACCTCGCCGACCACGTATGCTGAGCCTCGGTGAGGCCGAAGTCCTGCTCGACCGGAGCGTCCATGCGCAGGAGCATCTGGTCGCGCCATTGCTCGGCGCTATAGTGAGCGCGAGCCGTAGCGGGATCGCCGATGACATCCCAGCCTAGTTGATGGCGGTAATCGGCGTAGCTGGCGCGCAGGAAGGCTAGAGAGGCGGCACGGAACTCGGAGCGGAGTTCAGCGTAGGAGCGTTCCTCGTCAGGATGTGGAGTCACTAGAATATCAGGCATCTGGACCTCCCGACTGGCGTAAATTGCTAGCGTTGGGGTCGATTGTGTTGATAGGCTCCGAGAGTTCCTTGATCTTACGTTCGATCTCCCAGACGATATCGACTGTCATGCAAGCCTCGTTGCGACGCAATCCAAGAGCTGCCGCGAAAACATCAATAATTGCTAGTTGTGCAGATTGAATCTCTCGTTGCTTGCGGAGCTGCTCAATCTCAGTTTTGGCTGTACTAAAAATGTGCAACAGTTCACTGTTCATATATTCTCCTTCTCGTGTAGAGTGTAGAGTGTCGTCGGTCATTTTACCTCCCGGTATCGTGTGGTGCCGTTGGGGCCGCCTTCAGGCAGGCGCACCCGGCCACGCTTGCGCGCCATCAAGAGGCGAAGGAGGGGAGGGTCCATATGGCGGCGCTGCTCATCGACGACATGGCGGGCACGAGCGACGCCACGGGGCAGAGTGCGGACCTGGATGACGGCGACGTGGGTGATTTCCGTGCAGCGTCGGCAACACCATACAACCTTCTCCGAGTCTTCCTCGACGGCGACCATATAACGCTTACGGTCGTCGCCGCGGGGATGCGCGGAACAGGCGCAGGCGGGGATATCGTCGTTGGTCATGCTAGGTATACCTTCTCCTCCGTACGCTTGAATTCCTCGCAGAGTTGCCATCCGAATAGGATACAGCCGAGGAATGAGTTGGCGATGGGGGCCTGGAGACAGATGGCGCAGTATTCGCGGAACCATGCAGAGTCGCCGATGGCGTCGCAGATGGCGAGGTCGGGAACCTTGCGGTCGGCTCGGATAGCGTCGGCGGCGGCCTTGAGGCGGTCGGAGACGGCGTTGTCGGCTGCCTGTTGCATGATCTTCTTGGTCATCGTCGTGCTCCGTAGCGTCTCATAATCCCCTCCCCGCGGCAAATCGGGCAGGTCGTCTCCGCTGGCTTGCCTCCGTCCATCAGTACTTCTATCTTGCCCGCGCCGCTACAGCGCTGGCACTGTTCGTCGTGGCCCGCGACCGGAGCGGGACGCTTACGCCGGACGACCTTCGTCTGCTGCGGCGTCTCACCGACGATCTCGGACGCGGGAGGCGCGCCAGGGTCGGCTCCGGCGTCGATGGCGTCAATCGCGGCCTGAGTCTCAGCATCTACCACGTCTGTTGTCTCTGGTATAGCATCCGCGATCTCCGTCGGTCCCGTACCATTACCGCCCACCACATTGAATACTTTGATATCCGACGGCGTGATCAGCACGAACGAGGTAGCGTCGGTGAGCAGCTTGGTCACGCCGATCACCAGCGGGCGATGACGCACGTCGGCCACTCTTAAAATATATTGACCGTTGGTGCCCTCATGGACGGAGAGCACCGCCGGTTGCTCGGTCAGTGATTTCATCGCACAGGCTCCCTAGCACGTAGTTTATTTATCTCCGCTATGGCTAGGTCGAAGTCGTCGTCTGTAATAACTACACCCCCGTCCTTACCTTTCGCGTCCAGCCAAGGAGTACGCACCACGAGTGTAATCTTAGGTCGCTGTGTAAACATAGCGGCGACCTTATCCAAGTGGTAAGCAATCCTATCCCGTAGATCAAGCATCTTGTCGTTCATCGTCGTCCGCTCCTACTCCAATGTTAGCGTCATGGTAGTGAGCACGGGCACAGGCGCGGTCACGGTTAGCACGTCGGCGCTGGATGTGACTCCACTCACCGTCGCAGTGATCGAATCTCCCGCGTCCGGCGCGACGCCAGTGACGACGATAGTCGCGGTCCCATCGGGATTGACCGATGGCGTACCGAACGACACGTCGGTAGGGACGGACGCGGCGAGCGCGATCACGTCTGTGGGCGTGAGTGGGAAGGGCTTCCCCAGTTGATCGAATGCGGCGATGACAGCGTTGGCGGTGGCTCCTACGGCGATGGTCTTTGGCATGATGGTAATCTCCACGGATCGGATTGGGTTCAGGTGATACAGGATCAGGCGAACGTAGTGACGGATATCCCGGAGGATGCAACGGGAACAGTCGCAGGCGTGGTGATGGTGGCGCAGAGGACGGTTATCTTCCATGATAATCCTCCCGCTCCTTCTCCAATCGCGATAGCTCCTGGCGCGCAGTGATCGAGTTCGGCCATCGTTTGAGGATGCTCCGGTAGGCGTTGATCCTCCTAGCGCGTCGCTGAGCCTCAGAGTTGGCGTTGCCGCCACGCGCTCCAATGCGAGCGAGATGCTGGCTCAGTTCCACCGAAGTCATGCAGCCTCCCGACGACGCCTGCGATCATCCTGCCTGCGCCGGGTCTCGCATGTTCGATGCCATTGCAGCATAGCGCTCCGCGTTTCTGCTACTTTACGCTCCCATACCCACAACCTCTGATAGCGCGCATGAGCGTCGAGGCACGCACGGCATACGTTATGGTAAGGCTCGTAAGCGTCAATATGAACACAGCGCCGACGTAATCCTAAGTATTTCATAGAACCGAATGCGAGGCTGGTGCTCAGAAGGAACAGCGGTACGGTAGCCTTTCGCGAGGGACGCCGTGAGTGAGCCGCTAAGAGCACCAACCTCGATCTGGACGACGGATTTCATAATCAACATAGACACCATAGACACCATACGCCATAAGCCGCTCACTGTCAACCAGAAAATATTATATATAGGGTCATACGCTCCCGTATTCCTCCTCCCCTCTCCCTTCCCTGGTCGTGGCTCGGATCGCGGGGACGCTAAGGTTCATTCGAGGTGACGGTAACGTTACATTGATACGCGTCGATGTAACGTGGGACGCGTCAGGAGGGACAAGGGACGCGTGGGCGTACGTACAATGTTGTATGGACGTTACTGTAACGTCGTTACGTGGGAGGATGTAACGTCGTTACGTGAGGTCGAGGTCCGGCGCGGCGTCGAGTAACGCGATGACCGGCTGACCAAAGGCACGCCCGGCTTCGATATCAGCCTTGATACGCGCGTACCGTGCGCGATGCCCATAGAATGACGCGCGCTTCTGTCCATGCCAATCAAGCCAGACGTGACCAGGTTTCTGTTCGTACTTCCGCATCTTGTCATCATTATAACGATGTGTTGGGCTAGATTGCTCATGCCAAGTACGAAGGCCGTGCCAGCGAGCCAGATTGAGGATTAGCTTACGGTGAGACGCGTCCGGCTGCCCGCGTCCGGTCTCCCACTTGATAACAGAACGGATAGACGCACACACGTGGCGTGCGAATCGCGCTTGGGACCATCCGAGCTGGGCGCGTAGTTCTCTTACTGTTTGCATGGTGCAACGTTGCACCTATCTTCGCTGTGTTGTCAAGGGATTAGCGGAGAAGTGAAGAATTGTGTTGACAAGTGAGGGAGGTGTGTGAGAATATTCGAGTGCAGATGGGGAGAATGACCGGGGGGAATATGACAGACAAGGAATTAGTTCTACTGAAGGACAAGCGAGACACGAAAGCCCTATCACTTGCCGACGCCCGCGAACAATTGGCCGTCTATTGCAAGTACAAAATATGGGCTGGTCGCTATTTCGGGTTAAATGCCCGTGTTCAAGACTTGGCTTGCCGACAGTGGGTCAAGGAAGATGTATTCGGGCATACGTTTACTAGCGGAGTGTGATGGACGCCCTGGGGTATGAGCGCCGACAGTGAGACCGGAACCTATTAGCCCGGTCAATCTGTGGGGAGTTCAAATCTGAGACGAATGGAGACACTAAGATGTCAATGTCAAAGAAGGACTTCGTAGCACTGGCTGACGCTATCAAGGAGCACAATGCGCTACAGGATGGCACTACCAATGCTATCAAGTTTGGTCCCTTCCACATAAACACGTTAGCTAATTTTTGCCGCTCCCAGAATAGCAGATTCATGCGTGAGCGTTGGCTAGGCTACATCGCTGGTGAGAATGGTAAGAATGGTGGTACGTTATGACATTCATGCAAAAGCAAGTCACTCCAAAGGAAGGGGTGGTTACGGAGGATAAAGCAATGCAAGCCAGTAGCAATAAGCAATTCGAACATGATGCTCAGTACTGGGTCGAGGTACGTCACCAAGACCATTGTGCGTTCTGTAAGGACGCGGTTCGCAACGATTGCGCGAGTGCTCCGAAAGACGCACCGAAGCGTAGGACGCGGGTCGCACAGTTCATCTATTTTATGGAAGCCATCGACTACGCACAGGCATTACAGAAGGCTGGTATTCAGTGTTGGCTGCGCAAGCCAGTGTATAAGACGATTGAGAATGGCAATCGTGCGCGGGTGATTGAGTCTGACTACAGCCATTATGGATGGGAGCCACGATTGCAGACTCCGATTGTGTTTGGACGGTAAGGCTGGAATCGCGGTGAGCCAATGACACAGCCCATGACCATGACGCACGCAATTGGCTGGAAGCGATTCCAGCGTGCGCTCCTGAACATCGGACGCGACGCCAAACGCTATCCTCATCTACTTAACTCGCAGCGTCATAGAGATGCCGTAGAGATATTGGGACGCGGAACTGAGGAAGAACTGAAATACGAGATGGCTCAATGGCGTATGGATTTCCCAGAGCTATTCAAGGATTCGACAGACTGACGCTATGACACTTAAACGAGCGCACGTTACGAGTACACCCCAAAGGCAGTTTCAAGAATATGTGGAAGGCTGCCCGGACTGTGTAAAAGACACGAAACGTTGGCTGGTAATCTACGAAACTGCGATCTCTGACCATGTTTCTCGTTATCACACACAACCAGCAGCGAAAGAGTTTTATGACGCGCTAGATAATCATACCGTCCTAAGTCGTACGTTGGCGAAACTGGTCGAGTATGAGAATCGACGCAAGGGCTAATAGGCTAGTTCCTGCACCCCATAAAGTTACGAAAGGAATACTCTAATGTGCCGTGCCTTCAGTTGTATCGTCGATCAAGCCGCGAAAGTGACGTGGAAGCTAGGCGTCGATTCGCACAAAACGTTGCTGGCTGGAACCACCTACAAGGATAATACCGCCGATTCCGCGCTCATGGAATTCGCGCGAGTTGAGATCACACCGAACAACGGTAGCTACCTGGAGCCGGATGTCTGGACGCTGAAAGTAGATCAGACCATCACTCCGGTATGGTTCACGGAGAGGCACAAGGATGCTGCCCGTAAGGCGCACGCGAAATGGTTGGCTAAGCTGGACAAGATACTGATTCGTAAAAAGATCATTCACCCGTTCAATATCGCGCCACCGGCTGAGATTACCAAGAAGCACATATCTATGCTGAGGCAATGGGCCAGCGTGTGGGACAGCGTGGGGGACAGCGTGTGGGCCAGCGTGTGGGACAGCGTGTGGGCCAGCGTGGGGGACAGCGTGTGGGCCAGCGTGGGGGACAGCGTGGGGGCCAGCGTGCGGGCCAGCGTGGGGGACAGCGTGTGGGCCTATACCGGATCGTTCTTCAGTATCCCCCAGTGGAAATACATTAAGCATCCCAAGGGACGCTATCCGTATGGCCCCTGCGTCTCGTTATGGAAACTCGGTTTAGTGTCGAGCTTCGATGGTAAGACGTGGAGACTCCACGGAGGACCGAAGGCCGCTATCCTGTTCGAGATCACGGCTGAGGAGCTACGCAAATGAAAATCAACGATGTGGGAAAACTTACTTGTGTTTTGCATCGGTCGGAAGTCGAGCGTCTATTGTCTTGGCTACGTTGTTATCCAGTTGTGGGTCGCGAGAATGAACGCAAGTCACTAGAAGCTCTCTTACACATGTCCCTATCCCTAAGCGAGCGTGGGGTCAAGGAAATTAAAGCGGATGGCTCTCTCGTTACGATGTCTCTCCAAGAAACATGCGAGTTTCGTGAATCTACGCAAGGTAACAAAGGGTTGGGAACGTGTCAAGCGTTTGCTCACAAACATGCTCTACATACCAAGAACACATTCTGTGAGAACTGGCAGAAGTCTTCGTTCTTAAAGCCTAACGAGGAGGAGCCACTAAAATGAGAAGGGAATCGTCTGTTGTGGCATGGACCTTCTACGACTACGCCATCGCGGTCGCTATCGCCGGGCTAGGATGGGGAGCGCTAGCGGGGGTGGTGTGGTGTGTATGGGAGTGGACGCACTGAGAGACGCTGAGAGACGGTCACATAATCTTGTCCGAGGGTGATACCACACGATCACCCTCGCCTTCGAGCAGCTTGAGCAGCTTGCGATTCTGCTCCCATATCTCATCCAGTCGGCCCCGCAGCTCCAAGGCGGTCATGGGACGGTCCAGTCCAAGGTCGTCCAGCGTCATCGCAGGATCGAGCACGTGTTGCACTTGGGATTTTACTTTGACCATAATGCTTAGTCGCTCCTCTTCGGTAAGAACTCGGTTCGTCATGTTAGACGCATTGAGCGGGAGACTGGATGCAATACGCGCGATTACCTGCTCAGCTTCCTCTAAGCGGGTCCAGAATCCTATACGGGTAGAATTGCCCATGGTGGTGTGCAACTTGTCAAGATGTTCCTCTCGGTCGCTCATTCGAACGCCTCGCAGAGCACCGATGGCTTCGAACTGTCGGCTGCGGTGTGTCATCCACTCTACGATCTGCTCTGGATGACAGTTTGTAATCTGTGCTGTAGACCACCACTCTAGGTATAACTGCCATGCTGTCCCCAACTTACCGTGCATGGGGTAGACGTCTATGCCCATCTTGCGCAGCCGATCCTCGTCCAAATCGGCCTCGGGGGACGCAAAAACTAAACTATTGAAAACAAAGGCTGCGGATGGTTTACGGCTATTACTATATACAATAGCCGTAAACCATCCGCAAACTGACTCTCCTGCCCACTCTCCGGTCATGGCAGGAATGCACCCGCGATCTTTGCGCCCCAGGATGCGAGACAACTGGTAGCCGCTTAGTCTACGGGGTAGAAGGCCTGCCAGTAGCCATACTCTGGACCGCTCACCATCCTTGCCTCCACCTAGCTTTCTGGCCGCGCGCAGGATGCTAGGGAAGTCTTTGCGCCGCGCCGCCACTACGTTGATCGGATCCATGCACTTCGGACACTTGTATCGCAAGGCGCAGCGGATTTGTGATGTCTCGGGGGACATGGTGCGAGAGTAAAGGCGAGCTATGTAATGCGGGACGTGGTGCAGGCAATCGCGGAACTGCGAGTGTTTGCGCGCTAATTTGTCGTTTTGGGCGAGGATTGCAAGGACTAGTTTTTGCTTATTTAGGGGCGTGATTCCATCTGACATTTGGCTCCGGGAACCTAATAGGGGGCTAGGTTCCCGGCCCAACCCCCTTGGATAGTACCTAGCGGCACAGGGACGCTGCCGCGTCCTTGGGGATAAACATCCCATATCCACACTCAAAATGTCAATTATTTTCGACGACTTCGTTTCCTCGCGTTACTCGGCCCCTTGATCCATACGAGGGAATAGGCCGGATTGCGTCGATCCGGCAGCGCCTGGATGTGAATCCCGAGGCCCTTCCACGTGGCGGCGGAGCGGAGTGACCGCCGCTCGGCCTTCGACAGCGCCGACCGGGTGCGATACGCCTTCATCGGCGATCCTTTGAGGAGTTCGATGATCTCGGCCCATCTCCCCCAGGAGCGGGATTCCAGCGATGGAATAGGCACGAGGTCCGGGGATTCGACAACGGGAGGGGTAGCGATTGGTGTCGTATGTCGAGTGCTCATGGTCGATACACTAGCATAATACCAACTAGTAGTCAAATGGAAATATTAGTAAAGATTTCGCTTGACAGGTATGAGTGAGGGTGCTATACCAGAATCCTACATGCATGGAGGAGGGTAGCAAAATGGCAAAGAAGAACGCAGTCAGCGTGGAAGCCGCTGGGTGGTTGCGAAAGGCGGTCAAACACATCCTCGCGGAACCTCGAAGGTATGACCAAGACAGGACTCTGATGAAGGTAGAACCAGGGAAGCAATTTTATTATACCACCATCGGCGCTTATAAGGCTCCCGCATGTGGCACAGTGGGATGCTTGGCTGGTTGGGTCACTGCATTATCACTTCCACTCGATGAATCTATGAGAGTCGAGCCTGTTTCATATGCGTCCGATAAACTAGGATTGAATCCCTACCAAAGAGATACTTTGTTTGGTGTCGTTGAGCGCTGGCCGACTAAGTATTCAGACCAGTACTGCGCAGCCAAAACTCCAAAACAAGTGGCCCGCGTCGCCGCACGGCGCGTAGAACACTTCATCAAGACAGGCGAGTAGGGACTACAGCTCCGGTATCCAACTTCTAGAAAGGAAGTCAGCCTGACATGTCCAACTCTGGCCCCACTCAAACGTTACTCTCATCCTCGCTCCCTCGACCATCGCCGAGCCTCAGCCCTCTAGTGTTGTCGTTGGCCGAGCAGGCATCGACGGAGCAGGATCCACGTAAACTCATAGCGCTCGTGCGACGCCTGTGCGCCGCTATCGACGATTCACGTCTGGGAGGACGACAATGACGCGAATGGAACTGGCTCGTAGCACTGGGATAGGGTTTATGTTCTCAGTGGGATGGACAGCACTCACATACCATTGGCTTCATCGTTGGGGTTGGGGTGGACGCCCACTCCTCACTTCAGCATCATTTATGCTGGGTTGGACCGGCTACGATCTCGTAAAACTATATCTCCGTGGGGGATTCACACGAAAGGACAAGCCATGAAACGATTCCTTGTGATCGAATGTGACACGGCCTACTTGACCGTATTAGTGCATGAAGTGACGCAGGAGTTCACTGCGGACGACGATCCTGGCAGAGGCGTAGCGTATCATCGTGGCCCTAGTGAGTCCTCGCTGATCTGCGACGGCCTCGGCTCGAAGTTCTACGGCAAGCTGGACGCGTTGCTGGTGACGCGGGATAGGATCGAGGACGCCATGCCGATAGAGCCTGAGCCACCTGCGCCCAAGGTCCACCCTGAGCCGGAGGATATCTTGGAGACTCCTGCACATGTCGCCGACTTCCTCGCCGCGCCGATCACGGAGGGGCCATGATCGCCCACCTAGTCGCGGCGCTGATCGAACTGCTGGTGGGACGGAGGAGACGGTGATGACGAAGGTAATCTACACGGATCGTTCTAGGACTGAGAGCCACCAGAGGTGCGCGAGGCTGAGGTTCTTGGAGTATCACCAAAACGGGATTGGCATTCAGCCGATGAATAAGCCTCTCCCTCTCGTCGTCGGAGGCTCTGTCCACGTCGGACTCGAACATCTCCTGCTAGGCCGGACGGAGGACCAAGCCGTCGCCGCGGCCCTCTCAGACTTCTCCCTTCACCGTTCCGCCCTTGCCCTCGACACCACCGAGACCGCAGCGATGGCCGTCACTCCTATCGACGGCTTCGACGTTCAGATGGCGGCGCAGGCGCGGGAGCTGGGCATGGACCCCGGCGATCCTCAGTTGACCGAGTTGTTCCAGCGGCAACGGAATGCGGCGGCGGAGTTCGATGGGTGGCTGTTCAACGAACAGGCTAGCTTGGTGGAGGCGCTCGTCAGAGCCTACAGTAGGCGTAGGCTGCGTCCGTTGCTGGAAGAGTTCGAGGTGTTGGAGGTGGAGAGGGAGGGGGATTGGTCGCTCGCAAGTGTGGCGCTTGAGACTCCTAAGTGGGTGTGTGTGGACTGTGGTAAGTATGTTGATAAGGGCAACGAATACGGGAAGTCTCCCTGCTGTATAGCTGAATTAGCAGAGTACGAGAGTGCCGAAATCCGCTTCATGTCCCGCCCCGACGCCCTCCTGCGATCCCGCGCCGACAACTCCCTCTACATCCTCTCCTACAAGACAGCCGCGACGTGGGACATCCGCAAAGCTAGAGACGCCGAGCACGACATGCAGGGACTCTCAGAGGGAGTAGAGGTAGAGCGGCGGCTGGGGGAGTGGTGGCAACAGATACAGGCGGTAAAGGCGTTAGGTAGGGATGGAGACTTAGCTAAAACGGACGACATTCCAAAGGCTACATGGGCTTACCTCCGCGATCTCTCCGCCCCTCCTCGCATCCTCGGTATCCGCTACGAATACCTCCTCAAAGGCTACCGCAGTGAAGACAAGGATCTCTCCGCGCGGTTCGGCATCAAGGTGTGGGCGCAGAAGTCCCATCTTATACGGAAGTACGTCGCTACCAGCGTCCCTAGCCGCGGCGCGTCAGCGTATAGCGTGGGAGATGAGTGTTGGTCTTACGACTGGATCAAGGACGACGGCTCCACCTCGAAACTGGCGTGGCAAAATTGGAAAAGTCGCCCAGTGTGGGAGGACGGCACCGTCAAGGCGTGGATCGACGCCCTGGACGACACGCAGATGGCGATGTCGGCCTACGACTCTACGACCGGAGCCGAGCCGCGGGAGATGGGGTATAAGGGAGCGGCGCAGGCGCTAGGCTATACCGCGACACATCCGCTGGACGAGGTGTTTCCAGCGCCGATGATCGTCTACCGGAGCGATGATCAACTCCGGGACTGGATTGAGCAGGTGGAGGCGCAGGAGACGCGGGTTGTGGAGGCGGTAGCGCGGGTCGAGGCGGCTACGGATGAGGGCGAGAAGCGTCACCTGCTAAATGTGTTAATGCCGATGTCGAGGCGAGCATGCTCCTACCCCACCGAGTGCGCGTTTACAAAGCTATGCTACGGCGGGGATGATGTCAGGAGATCGCCGCTGGAGTCAGGGCTGTACCGTGCCAGAGAGCCTCATCACACGCCGGAGAGAAGGTCGCATTCCGCCAAGCAGAAACGGACTACATGAATAGGTTAAAGGCTCCTAATTGCAAACGCTGTGGACATGTAGCCTCGCTACACGTCGGCGCAACGGGCTGCAATGGGCACGCAAGCACAGGAAGCCTACCCCAAAAGGGAACAAGTGAATACTGCTCATGCGAGGGCTACTTAGGCGCTGCGGCATCGCCACAGGACGATCTACATCGACGCCTAATCCACGATATAACTGTCATCGCCAACATCTGTGAAAATTCCAACCCGACATATAAGACACGAATCGCGCAAATAAAAGCAATCACTGACAAGTTAAAAGCGGATTTGACGGCGAATCGTTGGAAGATGCCTTCTCACAGTGGCTGATGAACCGTCTGAACTCGGGGAACTCGAACTACACTCCGTACCAGGGGGGGGGGGGGGGGGGGAGGGTGGGGGGCAAAAAAAAAAAATTAAAATAAT